CTAAATGAGCGTGAAAATATTTTCTTTGTTTTATATTATTTTTATTTTCTTCATTTAAATTTTCTTGTAATGAAGTTAGGGATTTAAAGATTTCATCCAAAAGTGTTTTCATTTTATTTTTTTTATAAATAGTTTTTTTTCAAAAAAAATTCTTATATTTGCATTATGTATTTGTTCTCTTAGCTCAGTTGGTTAGAGCAACTGACTCATAATCAGTAGGTCACAGGTTCAAACCCTGTAGGGAACACTAAATTTATTTATTACTATGGCACAAATAATTTTCAATTCATTAATTATTATTTATATGATTTTGTCAAGCGCAAATTTGCTTGGACAACTATCAAAACTTCCTGAAGAAATGAAAAATTTTAAACCTATATTGTTTACAGCAATTTTTGTAAATTTATTTTTTATTTTATTTGGAATTTTTCTGTTTTTCTAAAAAAAATCGTATATTTGTATTATGAAAAAATTACTAAACTATCTTCCATCTTGGAGTTCCACAAAAAGATTCCTATCTGCTGTGTTCTATGGAACATTTATTATTTTGTTCTTTATGAAAGTCATTTCAATCACATTTTTTAACTATGTGGTTACCAATAACGATGTCTTTATGGCATTGATGTTTATTGCATTGTTTTTGCTTGACATTTACGATGCAATGAAAAAATAAAATTTTTGTTTTTGATTACAATTTGTGAAAAAGCTATTGGATATTCTGATAGCTTTTTTTTATTTTAAGACTATATATGTATAAAAAGATTATGAAATTAATTTTAACTGAAAAACAATTAAAATGGCTAAAAGCATTTCTTTTGCTTAAAGAATCAAAAGTTAGAAAAGGTGTTGAATTAAAAAGTGTTGAACCAATTGCACCTAAAAAAGAAGAAAAGAAAGAAATCGAAATCAAACCAAAAATTGATAATAGTAAATTAAAAATTGAATCAGTACCTACCTTGGAAAAGGTATTACAAGTTATTGCACAACATAATCAAGGTTTAAAAGTTCCAACAAGAATTAAATCTAAATTTGAAAAAGAAATTAAATTTAGTAGTGATGTTGTTAGTGATTTAAAAACAAAATTAGAAAGACTTATTAAAACAACTAGCGGAGTTGACCATAATACAAAAGATACAAATAAAGGTGTATTTATGACAACTAAAAATAAAACTGATAGTACAGGTAAATTAAAACCATCATCTTTTAAATCAGATTTAAAGAAAGCATTAAAAGTTAAATCATTAGAATTACCTTTAACTGAAGTTGAAATTGAAAGACAAACAGTTAAAGATTTTTTACATAAAGTTACTCAAGATTATTCATCTAACTTTGCAATTCAAAGAGCAGAAGGTAGTAAAAATAATTTAGTTTATGGCAAGTAATATTAAAAAAGTTAAATTAAAGTATTTAACAGGCATATCTAATTCTAAATATGATAAGACCTATAAATGGGATACGCTTAAAGAATCATTAAAAAACAACGGCCATGATATAAAAAAATATCATTCAATAACTGTTACTAATTTTTATAAACAATATTATTTAGTAATGGATGGTCATCATAGAGTTACTGTTTTAAAAGAATTATATGGCGAAGATTATGAAATAGATGTAGAAGTAAAAAATTTTTTAGAGTCCTTTATTCCTTTATTTTTTTTCCCAATTGTTTTAACAACAATTATTATATATAAATTCATATCTATTTTTATAAAATATCATAGTGATAAGCTAATTAAATAAAACTATTTATAATTAAAAAGCAATGAAATATTTAATTACAGAAAAGCAATTAAAAACATTGAGAAAGTATATGAAATCTTTTATCAATGAAGGTTATGATGATAATTTACCATTAGGTGCTGCTAAAGACCCAAGAAATCCTGAAAATAAATCATATGGTTTATCAGATGAAGATACTATTTATACAATTACAGATAATAATGGTAAAGTTTTAGTTACAGCATCATATTCTGAAGTTACTGATGAAATTCATTTAGAAGATATTTATAACGAAAATGTTAGTGATGAAATTATTAATAGATTAAGAGAATTACAAAATAATGGTGCATTATCTATTGTATTTTCAGATAGTGATACCATCACATATCAGGAATTAATGGATAGAAGTAGCGAAAGCTAAAATTAACATTTATTAACAAAAAACTTTATTAAATAAGGGTGTTTTTATTAACATCCTTATTTTTTTGTACTATATATAAGAAATATCTATAACCTATTCGGTATAGTTTCTATAATTAATCTCCCCATTTTGTATTGTTTATATAAAATTATTTCTTATCCGAAATAATCGCAGAGTGTTTTTGTGGTTTTATTACAAAACAATAATAACAAAAACAATAAAAACAAAAAACAAAATGAAAAGAAGAGTCGGTTTAATCATCGCAGCAATCGTTAGTATGATATTACTAATGACACAAACTAGTTTCGCACAATGCGACACTAAAACAATAAGGAAAAATATAAATTTTTCTTTGGATGAATATATATACGAATCTCTTGCATACAAGTCATACAATGAATTTGAAAAGAAAGATGCAGTTCAAGCAACTTTTAGTATATTTAAGAATGAACAATATAGATTAGTTGATGTGTCTGAAGGGTTTGAGGGTAGAGTTATAATTAATCTTTATGATTCTAAAGGTAGATTATTTGTTTCAAATGTTTATATGGGTGATGGTAAAGTATTTGACTTTACTGCAAAATACTCAGGTGACTATACTATTGAATATATCTTTGATAAAAAAGATATTAAAAACCCAAATAATAAATGCGTTGCATTTGGTTTGGGATATAAATAAAAATATTTATAAAAATTTTAAATCCCCTCTTGCAGGGGATTTTTTTTGTTGTTATCTTTGCAAAATGGAAGCAAAAAATATAATCGAAGAAATTCAGGAAATCATCCAAAACTATGGCTATATGCATTGTTATGAGGATATTATTGGTAATTGTATGTCACCAAAACCAGCATACTTAAATTTAGGTGCAACAAGAGTAGTTGATGGTGTATTTTATGATGATGGTGTTAAAAGAGGATTCATTCAAGGATACCATATGAATCATGTTACAGTTGTCTTTTATAAAAATGCTAAACCTTTTGATAGTTTTTCAATTAATTATGATAAACTATCATTAAAATATTTAACTCAATGTTTAAACTTTTTAAGAAGAAAATGAAAAAACTATTTTTATCCCTCATTGTTTTATTACTATCTTTTGTAAGTAATGCACAAAGTGTTCTTAAAATAAGAACGAGTCATAGTTGCGAAAAACATATCGATTATTATGGTAATTGGACAGATTGGAGTGAATGGAAAGAAGCAAACATATTAATCGTTGTAGATAGTCAAAAAGATAGGATTACAATTTATACTGAAACAACACAAATATTTGATATTATTGAAAATGAAGGTGAATCATTATCTGATAAAGGTGACCCAACATTTAATTACTATTGTGTAGATGAAAATGGAGCAAAATGTAGAATTAGAATTGTTAAAAGAACAACACTAACTCAAATCTATGTTGATTATAGTAATCTGATACTATGTTTTAATATTAAATAACTAAATATCATTATGAAAGTGATACTTGAATTTGATGGTTCTGAAGAACAAGAAGAATATAGAACTGCTCTTGATGGTTGGAAGTATAGGTTAATTTTAAATGATATTAGAGAAATGATTCGTTCTAAAGAAAAATACTTAGATGAAGAAACTATAACTTTGGATGAATTAAGACAATATCTTGTTGACAAATTAAGTGAGTATGAAGTACATTTATGATATGTAAATCAATCATTTTTAATTGAATCCTGTTAAAAAACAGGATTTTTTTATTATATTGATACTATTTATAAAAACAAGTAAATAATAAATGAACAGAAAAGAATTAGTGGAATGGATTATTGACTTTATTTTAAAATATAAAGTCCATTCAACTATTGAGGTTGATGGAACAACTATGCTTTATCTTTGTTGGGATAATTGTAAAAGTCATATCCAAGTTGAGGGGTTTGATACTGAAAATATTTACATAAGAAAATATGTTAATTTAACAGAGGTTACTCATAGCAAAATCATTAAATTAGGGGAAGCACCATATAAAATCTTAAAAAAATTATATGATTTCTTGAAAAATAACAAATCAAAAATCGAAAAAAAGAAATAATATTTTTTTCTTAAAAATATAACATTTATATTTGCACCATACTAAAACAAAAATTTATGGTACAAACAATAACAAAAAAACAAGTTGAGAAAGCTGCCAAGCAGTATGCAAATGAAAATCCCAATAAATATTGGCAGGAAGCAGTTGATGTATTTAATTTCATGTCTAAGTTTTTAAGTAAACAAAAAGAAAGCAAGATTAAATTTAATGAAAATAAATACAGTATAACAGATGATGGTGTTAAAGTTACTTTACCCAAAAAAGAATATTTGTTGGCAAAATATCTTTATGATAATCCAAACAGAGTTATTTCAAGGGATGAATTACTTGAAAACATATGGGTAGGACTATGTGTTGTTGATAGAACTGTTGATGTTCATATTAGACATTTAAGGGTAAAACTTCCTAATGCAAAGATTGAAACTGTAAATTGTTTTGGTTATATGTGGGTTGAAAATGAATAAGTATTTAATTACAATCATATCAACATTTATAATTGAATGTGCATCTACTATGTACATAAGTAGTGTATCATCAAAATCTCATTGGATGATTTTTTGGGCATTTATTGGACCTTTTCTTTCATTACCATTTGTTGGTTATATGGTTGAAACAAAGGATTGGAATGATAGATTAAAATTAGCATTCTCTTCAGCTTTTGGTTATGCAATTGGAGCAACACTAATATACATAACATGAAAGGAACATTACATTACACAGAAGATATGGGTTGGGTTGTCAGATACATTGAAATGATAGAATTCCACCAAGAAGACCAACTACATCCTGATGATACTGAAGGTATAACTGAAGGTATGGAAATTGAGTTTGAAATAATTGAACATCAAAAACTAGATGGTGTTGCAACATATGCTAAAATAAAAAAATAAGATGCAAGATAGAATTCAAATAAATGGTGTTTGGTATGTCAGGGAAGATATATCAGAACAAAAAGATATTCAAGTTACATATTCAATGAATTGTCATTATGAAACTGATGATTATTTTTGGGAAGCAACAAGATTAATGAAAGATGATGAGATATCTTATTATCCTGATATTGATATTAAGTTTACCGATAAAAGAACTAAACCTTGGAAAGAAGATTATTGGGATAGTAATCTTTGGATGGTAGGTGTAATCAATGATGACCCTGATGCTATGAAAGATGCAAGGGAAAGTATGTGTGAGCAAGGTATTAAAGAATTTAAATTATTTCTAAAGAAATTAGAAGAAGAAGGATGGTTGAAGACTTAATGAAACAGACAGCAGTAGAATGGCTTGAAGATATTATAAAATGAAAATATAAAATAGATTTTTTGCAAAAAGTACCGAAAAGTGATACCTTTCGCAAAAATTAACTCTTGAAAAAGATGACAACAGAAGAATTTAATGAAAAGTATAATGACTATTTGGAAGAAGGTCATTATGGTTTAGATATTGAACACGAAGAGTTCATCAAATGGCTTGATGAAAAGTTTCAAGAATTCATTAAAATACCTAATTTTAATTATGCTCAAATTAAAATTAAATTTGGTATGGGTAGATTTTATTGTAATGGTTTAACAAGAGAACAAGAAAAGGAAGTGGAAGATAAAATAACTCAATTAATATGAAAACAATAATCCATATCAATCAACATGTGATAAAGGCTAATTCAAAGAATGGTGAAAATAATCCTGTTATCACTTGTAAAACTTATAAGTCAAATGATTATGGTCATCAAGCAATAATCTATGATAAAGATAATAATGAAGTCTGTAGAATAGTTTATTCAAAAGATAAACCTTTATCCTGCGGTGCAAAGGTATGGATTGAAACAGATAATAGAGTTGAAGTAATTAAATAACTTTTCATATAAAATCATTTAAACCCTGTCAGCAATGATGGGGTTTTTTGTTTTCAGGCTATATAGGTTAAAAGATAGTAATGAATTCTAATAGCAAAGAAATGAAACGCATCATTGATGTTTTCAAGAAACCTATAGGTGAAGGATTTTTTGATAGATTTAAAACCAATCCTAAAACCAACCCAATATTATTTAAACAAACACCTAATACTTGGACACATACAACATATTCAGAAGATTTAATAAATCAATTAAAAAGTGGTGGTAATTTTATAGGTAATAAAGAAGATTTAACTAAATTCAATATACCAAATAAAGGACCTTTTGCAACTTTTGTAAATCAGCACTCACCTAATTTTAAAAAGGGTTCTATATTTCAAGGATTTGAACAACATCCATATTTAATAACAACAGAACTACCTGATGAAGCATTTCAACCTAATTGGAATAGTAGGAACTATGATAATTTTGAAGATAGTCAAAATGTAGGAGTTTTAAAACCTCAATATAGAGATTCTAAAAACTTTAAGTTATGGAAAAAAAATAAAGACAATCAATTTGAATTGATTCAATAACTATTTACTATTAAAAGATAGATAATGGTAAATTTAATTAAAAAAATTATAAAAGAAGAGATTACAAAAACAAAAATCATTTGTGATAAATGTGGTCATGAATGGAATATAAAGGATGGTGGAAAAGATTTATATGTATGTCATGAATGTGGACATGATAATAATCCTATTCTATTAAATGAAAAGTGTTGGAAAGGATATACACAAAAGGGAATGAAAACTATGTTTGGAAAAAGATATCCTAACTGCGTTAAAAAAACAAAATAAGAAAAGAAAAAAATTCTTCTATCATCTTCTATCATCTTTAGTCATCTGTGGTCAATTTAAAATTTCCCCTTGGAAAAGAAAAAAAGAGTTTTTATATTTGTGGAAACAAAAAATAAAAATTATGACTCTAAAAGAAATCAAACAAGAAGAGAGGGAAAAGTATTTTATGGATAATTATCCCTCCACAGAAAAACCAAACTTTAATGAAAAAAGAATCTGCATTAATTGCAAAAGCGTTATTAATGTGGCAGATTACAAAGTTGAAATATCAGAAAAATTACCCTATTACGATAAAAGAGAATTTATCGTTTGCCCTAATGCACCAACTTGTGATGGAAATATAATCCATTGGTTTGAATACAATGAAAATTTATTAGAAGAATTAAATAAAAAAAAATAATTATGAAAATTAAAAACTATGCCGTATTTGTAGGCGAAATGAATACCCTTAATAAAATTAAGGATAAGTTTAATTCAATACCTAAAACATTATTATATGATGATTCATATTACAAACTAGAATATGACTATAAAACTTATCATAAATTATTTGAATCTGATAAATCAAATTATAATTTTGAAAATGATGCACCTGAATGGTTTCATCCTGAAGTTCCAAGTTTTGTATGTATTTATGAAGATGAAGATTATGACTATTATGACTATAATCAAATAGAAGATTATGATTATTCCTATGGCCCACCCAAATTTAAAGATGGTTTAGCAATTGAAGGTATTTCATCATCACCCATTTCTAAATTAGTAGAAATGATTAGTAAAGAATATAATATTGAAGCAAGACTTCATTATAATATTTTTGATGGTGATTATGATGAAACTGAAGGTTGGCAACATTTTGAATTAATAAAAAATAAAATTATGCTTACAAAAATTCAACAAGATTTTACTCTATGTAATATCTTACATGTAACATTAGAACATAACGGATATCAAGGTGGTGATGCAGGTCATGGCGGTTATGTTAGAATGAGTTTTAGTAATGAAGGTGCAGCCATTGAAGTCAATGGTGAAGAATGTGAAGAAGTTGAATTAATTTTTCGTGGAGACCATGAAAGACTAACTCTTGTTGATGCTCTTAAAATGATAGTTAAAGAACTTGAAGAAAATAACGAAGGATAATAATTAAAATCATTATATGTTATTGAAAATGCCCCATAAAGGGGCATTTTTTATTTGTGGTAGATTGTGGGGAGAAGTGGTGAATTGTGGTACTATAATACTTAATAATCACTATTTTAGATACTTATAATAGTTCTTTTATAAGTGGTTAATTAACAATAAGTTGGAGGAATTGAGTGTCAATGAGTTATGTTTATTGACATTGAGATTATTGTAAGTGATTGATATAATGGGTTTTAGCTATACATTCTTTATGATAAGTGTAGGCCACACATTTTCTAAAAAGAAAGCGATAAACTAATTTTTTTTCAATCCTTACACATATATATAGTACATTCTTAATAAACTTATTTAAAATACATTGTTTTTTTACATTATTTTTTTCTAATACTTAACATTCTTTAACACTACACAATGTTTAGTGCCATATAATGCACAATGTTAATAAGAATGTTCTAAACGGACAATGTTTTACAATGTATAGTGCAATATAATGCACATTCTTATGACAATGTTTACACAAACAATGTTTTAGAAATAGACAATGTTCGATAGACATTGTTCAAACCAACAATGTTCGATAGACAATGTTTTAGAAATAGACAATGTTCGATAGACATTGTTCAAACCAACAATGTTCGATAGACAATGTTTTAGAAATAGACAATGTTCGATAGACATTGTTCAAACCAACAATGTTCGATAGACAATGTTTTAGAAATAAAAAAGGACCAACAATGTTGGCCCAAACAATGTCTAGACATTGACAATGTTATTTTAAAAATCTAAGTTTATACAATGTTGAGTTAATCAATGCTGTAACTTCATCCAATTGATTTTGAATGTAAGTATCTTTGACAATGTTGTATGCTGAACTAATATCATCTAACAATGTTTTAAAGTAAGAGATACATTGTTCTGATGACTGATATTCTTGAGTTGGGAAAGATTTCCAACCTGTAAGTATTCCATACTTTCCTTGAGTTGATTCTACAATTGAATCAACAAAATCACCAATAGCATCATAGTAATCTTGCAATGCTTTATGTTCAGCAAAAGACTTTGTTTGAAGATGAAAGATGTGAACTTGACGCTGTGAATCTAAAAGTTTTGAAACAAGTGAAACAAAAGTTATTTTAGTTTCTTTTTGCTGTTTAATCTCTTCAAATAATTTATCTTTTAAACTTGGGTTTTCCATTTATATATTTTCATATAAATAGTTAACCCAAATTTATTTTTACAGCATTGATAGGATTACATCAATGTAGGATTCAGAGTAACCAAGATATTCTAACTCTCTTGCCACATGGTCTGAATCAAGTAAGTCGCATTCCTTTCTTATACCATTGGAAGTAAAGGTTAATTTAAAACCTTCTTCAGTAGCAAAGACAACTACTTTATCTTTACCATTTTCGATTTTACCTAATTGCGCTATGTAATTGCTCATTTTGTTTTTTGTTTTTGATGATGCAAAGGAAAGCATAATATTTGACATTTCCAAATTAAATTGAAAAAAAATATTTTAAAATAAATTTGGTGGATTCAAAACTTTCATATACATTTGCACCTGTAATCATTAAAACAAAAATAAAATGAATTTCTCAGAAAAAGTTATTGCTCTTGAGCAAGAAATCAAAGACTACATCCTTACTAAATTAAAGGATGGTGAAAAAATTGAATTAATTTCAGAAGAAAATTGTGAAGATGATTGGCTTCTTACCGAATTACCACAAGTAAGTTGTGAAAATAGATATGATGAAATTGTTCGTTATTCTATTGTTGCAGTTGAAAGAATTGGTGAAAGTATTCATTTTCACGGCAAAGCACTTGGTGAAAACTTTGGTGAAAGTGGCTTCTTTAGTTGTTATGTACTAAGCGTAAATGAACTTTCATTTATTGCAGATTATTTAAAATAAATTTGGTAGTTTCAAAACTTTCACTTACATTTGTCCTATAATCATTAAAACAAAAAACAAAATGAAAAAACAAGAAGTAATTTCTCAAGTTCAAAATTCACTTGGTAGCCTTTTTACCAAAGATGATGTAATCAACTGCCTTAATATGGTGGTTGAAGAAAAGCCAAAGGTTGAAGAAACCAAAGCAGGTTATCCATCAAAGGAATGGTTAAACAAAATCAAAGATGGTATTCTTAAAACAATTCGCAATGTAGATTTCAATGATTCGGATATGTTTGATATAAACGAATTTGAATTTGAAATTCGATATGGAAATACCATTGAAGTTGATTCGTATGAAGTTGATGCTTGTTCCTTAAAGGGATATGTGGAAAATCAAATTGAAGAATACTTCGATGAAATTCAAGATGAAATCATTTCTATTATAGAACACAATGACAAAACCGAAGAAATGTATCAAGAGGCTTTGAAAGAAGAATCAGAAAATTAAATTAAATTTGGGGGATTAAGTTCCCCCATTTTTTTTAAAATAAATTTGGAAAAGTCAGAAATTCGTTTTACATTTGTATCGTAATCAAAACAACAAAAAATATGGAAACTTACAGAGTTTGGATAACCGGAACTTATCACGCTGAAGTGCTTATTGAAGCTAACTCGCCTTCTGAAGCAGAAGATTTAGTTTACAAAACATACACCAAGCCAATGCTTGAAGAACTTGTTGCAGAGCAAGGTGTAGACCAAATACTAAATGTAGCATCAGATTCATCACCTTATTTAAAATAAAAATGGAGAAGCAAGGTTTTATCCCTTCCTTTTATGGAAGAAAAGGTTTGTGGATTGATGAAGGTGATGATTATTATACCATTGACAATGGTGAAATAGTTTGTTCTTGTTGGGATGATGTAAGTTTTGAATTACATACACCTAATAGAAAGTATTTCGCTACTGAAAAAGAAGCACAAAAGTTTCTTGATGATTGCAGAGATATTGCCATTAGGATTGTAGATAAATTAGTTCAAGAAGGTTTTGTAAAGAACTGCATTGATACTGATGATGAAACCGAATTTGAAATTCAAGATATTATTTTAAATGAATTAGTAAAATAAATTTGGAAAAGTCAATAATTCGTTTTACATTTGTATTGTAATCAAACAACAAAATGAAAGTAACAAATTATTATGGTAATGTTGTTCAATGTTGTGTCTGCAAGTCAGAAGACATTGAGAAGTATTTTGTCTATACACCTGCTTTTGCTGATGCTATTAATTCAGTTTTCATTGGTGGTTGTAAAGACCATATTGAAGAAGCAAGAAAGAAAAGAAACAATGCTGATTCAAATAGAATCAATTCAGCTTTAATGAGTAGTGGTTCTTAAATTTAATTAAAAATGGAAAAGAAAATTCATTGCAAGTCTTGTGGTAGCACAAATGTCAGGATGACTGACTACCAACCATTAGCAATTAACGAAGATTTATTAACACTTGGTCAATTCGATAATGAATTGTATGGGCAATTTGATTGCTTTGATTGTGAAACATCATTTCAAGAAGTATTAGAAATATCAGTAAAATAAATTTGGTAATGTCAGAAATTCTTTTTACCTTTGCATCATAATCAAAAAACAAAATGAATATTAAAGTAACAAACAAAGATGTGATTAGCACATTGGTTGTAATTGGTCTTGACCTAACCATTGAAAAAGATGGTAATGAGTATGATTTGGAACTCAATGTCAAGTATGATGATGAACCCAATTTTGGTTTTACCGAAATAAATTGGGAAGTTGTTAATGGTGATGAATCTATATTGGAAGATGATGACATTAAGAATCAAGTTGATGACTTTGTTCAAGACTATGTACTTGAAAACATTGGAAAGATATAGTGTTTAATTGTTGTTTTTTTCATTGATTATTTAGGTAAAATCCCTTTGAAATTCAGAGGGATTTTTTTTGAAAATAAATTTGGAAATCTCAAAACTTTCACTTACATTTGTATCATAATCAAACAACAAAAAAATATGGAAAATAATATGAAAAAAGTTTTTGACTTACTTGCCGTACTCAAAATGAGTTGCAATGAAGGATTGAATGGTACTTGGGATTGTACAACAGAAGAAGGTAGAGAATCTTTTGATGATATGATAACAATCATTGAATGGATTGAAAAAGAATTAAAACAAAAATAAAAACTATGGACTTAAAATTTAACAAATCAGCAGAAGATTTAATGATTCAGCATCATTTTAAAATTGCAATGGATTCAATTAAAAACAATCTTGTGCAAGGAAAAAGAATTACAGAACTTGTATTCCCTATTGAAATTGCAGGTCAAGTGAGAAAACTAATTGATGAAGAACTAAAAGAACATTCTTTTAATTGGCTCATTGCATATAAAGGAACAAATCAATATGGCAAGGAAGTAAACTTTATTTCCAAAACTATTGGTGATGAAAAACATTTTCGCCTAAATTATTTTGGCGATTAAAGATGATAATCAACATAATATATTAGTTTTAAATTCCCTCTGATATTCGGAGGGATTTTTTTTAAAATATATTTGGAAATGTCAAAAACTTATATTACATTTGTATCGTAATCAAAATCAAAACAAAATGAAAAAAGAAATTAAAGTAATTGGTTTTTACACACACACCAATGATTTGTTTTTATACAATTCTTGGGATGATACTTTTAAGAATTTCCTTAAAGTAGATTTGGCAGAATCATCTTTCAAATACGAAAATGCTACAATGGATGATGCATTAATGTGTATGCACTTGGAAGGTAATGTTGGTGAGTTACAAGAACTTAGTTTATTTATTTAAAATAAATTTGCAAAAGTCAAAAATTCATATTACATTTGTATCGTAATCAAAATCAAAAAACAAATGGCAAAACACACAGAAAAATCAGCAGGTGGTACAAGTTTTTATAGTGTTGTATTTAAAGCAACACCTCAACAACTTATTGACCTTTTCCCAAATTCTTTTTATTCTCATAATGATGGGAGTGATAAATCAAATTTTGATTTTACTTTAGAAACCGAAAGTGGTGATGTGTTTACAATTTATGATTGGAAAGAATACAGACCATTGGAAATGAATGAAAAGATTGAATGGCATATTGGAGGATTTAATGAAGAAAGTTGTTTGCAAGGTAAAACAGAAGTTCTTGCACTTTTAAATGCTTAACATTGTTTGGGAGGACATTGTTCCTCCCATTTTTTTTAAAATAAATTTGCAAAATTAAAATCTTTTATTTACATTTGTATCATCAAACAATAACAAGTATGGAAAACAATAAAGCAAAACACCTCGCAAACGAAATGTCAAACTTCGTAAATTCATTTTCTTCTGACCATCAGGGTTTTATTACCGAAATGGGCAAAGACCATCGCACTTTGCAGCAGTCCTTCACAAAGCTATGTTTGAAATGGATTGAGTTTGTGGGTTCTGATGACTATCGCCATGACCTTCGCAATCAGGATAGCCACGAAACCTGCAAGAAGATGCTTGAGACTTTCAAAAAAGAGAATGGTCATTGGAATCCATCGGATTTCTTGAGGATGATTTAAAAATCATTCCCGACAAAATTTAGGATTCCCGACAAAAAAGTGTCGGGAATTTTTTTTGCATTGCACTAAAAAAAAGTAAGGACAAGTTACAGGCGATGAACCTTCCCTTGCATCGGGCTTCTACACCATCATCTGTAATGCAATACAAAAGTAAGTGAAAGATTCGATATTTCCAAATTTATTTTAAAAAAAAATATTTCATTTATTTTTCATTGTAATTTGGAAAAGTCATTTCAATTACATACCTTTGTCTTATCAAAAACAAATGATATGAAAAAGACATTCAGAATTGGAGAGTATGTAATCGGTGGAATCATCGAAGTCAATTATGACAATGCTCAAAACATTTTATCCATTGCCTTTATGGATTGGAATACCAAAGAAGTAATCAGAGAATACATTACAGATAATTTCAATCTGTTTACTGAAAATGATATTTACTATTTCCTTTGCGACAATGGTACTCCTTATTATGCGGATATGGTTTGGGAATTTGTTGCCAAGTTTTGGGCAACCAAAATGAATCAAATTTGCATGAATTAAAAAAGTTGAAAAAAAATTTGCAAAAGTCATTTCAATTACATACCTTTGCATCATCAAACAAAAACAATAAAGATTATGTCAAACAAATCTAAGTCTAATGTGCAGGAATCGGGAGAGGTTACCGCACAAGTTGCAAACATCGAAGTTCAATCTTTTGATGAAAACATCCGTTCAGCAAGGGGTGGAAAAACCCTAAGTCCGGCAGTACAAGCCGTGTTCGACAAGATGAAGGCTGCGATTGATTACGCACAAGCCAATGATGGCAAAGCGCAAATTTCGTTCCCTCACTCCGATTTTCCGCTTCGTAAGGATAAGTTGGTTAATGGTGCTATTGCCAATGCAATCCTTTCGGGAAAGAAAAGGTTCTCAAACATCGCATTCTCAATCGTGATTGATGCGGTGAACAGAGAAGGCTCTCGCCTCAATGCTTCGGTTCTTCGTGTGATTGTTAAAGAAGCAGCCCCAAACGAACTTTAATCTAAAATAAAAGTAGACTTTAAGAATAAGGCAATCAGAAATGGTTGCCTTTTTTTTAAAATAAATTTGGAAAATTAAAATCTTTTACTTACCTTTGTAACATTATGAAAAACATCGCATTGATTCTTATTGGTATGGCTTGTCTTTCCTCATCCTTTTTTCTTTTTTGCCTTCAGGATATTGGAAATATTATTGTAATGAGTTTTATATTTGGATTCTCATTTATTTTATTTTTGATTCTTTTAATGGAGGAATTAAAAGAGAAAAATAAATTAAAATAAATTTGGAATTGTCAAAACTTTCACTTACATTTGTATCGTAATCAAAATCAAAAAACAATTATGAAAAAGTTCACTTATTTATCATTCACAATAATGGCTTTGTGGCTCTTACTTCCCACAATGGTAAAGTTTGCAGAAGAATCAGGTGCAAAACCTAATTGGGATATGTTCGCAATCATTTGGTTTGTAATGGGAATACCAATGGGAATTGTCTGTTACTTCTTTTACATACTTGAAAAGAAGATTGAAGACTAAAATTATTTTAAAATAAATTTGTTTTTCTCATTTATCCTACTTACCTTTGTAGCATCAAAAACAAAAGCAAAATGACAAGTAACACTATCAATTACGGCAAAATCAAAAGGGAAATCCTTAAAAGGGATTCGGGTTTGGATTCTCGTTTTACCACAAAGGTAGGTAAGGATAAAAAGAAGTATGACCGCAATGAGCAAAAAAGAAATCAAAATAAATTTGGATATTAAGTTTCTTTTACTTATCTTTGTATCGTAATCAAAAAACAATATGCATAACTTACATTTAGTAAAAGTAAAAGCTGATTCGGGAGAACAGGCTTGTAAAGAAGTTGAAATCCTAATAATGGATTTCGGTAATGAAAATAATTGGCGAACTATATGTGGTGCAGTATCGGAAGATAATGAAGTTTACAATGCAGGGGATGGAAGATACCAACCCAAAGATACCGATATTGCTACCATTGAGCAAATCAATGAATGTGTGAATGGATGGATTAAATCAAGTTGGTATGGTAAAATTGCAGAAGATAAATTTGCAGAAGGCAACTTTAATTTAACTGAATGGGATTCACACGAACTATGGTCATTGTCAAAGTATGCGGAGCATTTATCCGAAGCACATCCATTTAGAGAAAATCCTTTTGATTGTATGAAAGATGATTGTTTCTTTTCTTACAAATATGATGAATGCGGTTTTACAGACCTAACACATTCAACAACCGATGGCGACAAAATTTGGTTTGTGTTTGTTGATATGCACTCATAATCAATAACTTAAATTGGGCTGAGAAAAATCAGCCCATTTATTTTAAAATAAATTTGGAAAATTAAAATCTTCGTATTACATTTGTAACATCAAATTAAAACAAAAACAAAATGAAAAAAGTAGCATTAACAGGGTTTCACAAGTATGTGATTGGTCAAGCATTAGGTCATTACATTGACCTTATTGAAAAGGAAAACTTTCCTAAAAACTCCATCATTACAAAGGAGTATTTGCAAATGCAAATTGAAGAAGTATTAGAATTATTAAATTTAACAGAGAAAACAAAATAAAATTTGGGAAGAGAAATCTTCCCTTTTTTTTTAAAATAAATTTGGAATTTAATTTAATTTTACATACATTTGTCATATGAAAAAAACACTAATAGCATTCGCACTAATGGTTTCGGGTTCAGCAATGGCTCAAACCAATTACAACACTTGTATGAACCCTTGTAAGCAAAGAAAGGATTCAGTACAAAGGGAAATCAAATTAAACCTTACCAAAGCAAAGGTCTTAAATGGCATTGGTGATGGTCTTGTTGCAGGTGCTTTTGCAAGTGCAATATTAGGTTACCATTTAGGTAAAACACAAAAAACGATGATTTGGATTCCGCTTGGTTTTGCTGTTAGTGGTTTGGTTGCTAAAACATTGGCAGGAAAGTACGAAGAAAAAGGATTCAATAAATTTTAAAATAAATTTGCAATTCTCGATTATTATTCCGTAATTTACATCGTAATCAAAAAACAAAAACATATGACATTTCAAGATTTAGTTTTCAAGCCCCACGCAAATAAGATGCCCGATGCAGTACAGGCATTGCACGAACTACCAAACGGAATAATGATTTCCATTGTGGGAGGAACAGGATTGTATGGCAATGGCAGAAATTCATTTGAAATGGCTGCTTGGCATAAAGGAAATCCCGAATTTATTATGCTATCAGAACACGATGAAATACTTGGTTGGCAGTCAGAAGAACAAATTGAAGAAGCAATTCAAAAGCTATTGGAAATGTAAAAGTTTAGGACATATGATTCATTTGAAAATTCCCTCTGAATTTCGGAGGGAATTTTTTTTAAAATAAATTTGGAAATATCATTTCTTTTACTTACCTTTGTATTGTCATTGAAACACTATGGCAGAAGCCCGAAAAGAAGGGAAGGTTAATCGGGGGTAACTTGTCCTTTTTTTTATATATAAAAATATTTTAAAATAAATTTGCATATTAAATATATTCGTTATACATTTGCCTCTGTAATCAAACAACAAGAAAATATGAAAGTACAAGTCAGCATGGTTATTCAGTCGCATCTATCAGATGCAATGGTAAATCCTAATCAGGAAGTAAGGAACATTCAGATTGCCTTTGCAAAGTATCTGATTCATTATTTTGGATTGGGTGAAAAGATTGACCCAAATAAAGAGTTTGAACTTTTTTGCAAAGATTTTAAAATAAATTTGGAAAATTAAAATATTCATTATACATTTGCCTCTGTAATCAAACAATAACAATTATGCAAAACATCCTAAGTCAAATCCCTCAGTCAGTAATCGAAAGGTATGCAATTATGGAAAGTGATTATTCCATAAGTCTTTATAGCAACCCAAAAGATTGCCTTGGTTACATTTCTTTACCCAAAGATAATGAAACTATTAAAGTTGATGAAAGTCCAAATTGTGTTAATTTATCAGTATTGGGTAAATTACACCTTTCTTTGTGGAAAGAAGTACAAGCCACTCATATTAGTTTATTTTAAAATAAATTTGGAATTGTCGAATCTTTCGTTTACCTTTGTATCATCAAACAATAAATAATAAACAAAACAATTATGGCAAAAAGCACAAGTAATGCAGTAAAGGATTTTAAGGATTCTTTAAATTGGGAAGTTCAAAGGCATACACCAATGACAATCAACAAGGCAGGTCTATATGTACCTGAAGATGATTATGTTGCCCTGAAAAGGTCTGACAATGGTAGAACCTTGCACCTGACCAATGCAACCTACAAGGAAACAAAGAATTCAGCATTTGTAGATTATGCTTACAAATTGTCTGAAGCAAGTGGTTATGCTTTGGAAGGGTTTGCTGAATTCAGGGAAGGTGAAAAGGTACTTGCCTATCTGAAAGCAACAGATGATATGGTACACAAACATTTGGGTTTGCCATCAGAAAACTACCTTGTTTTCGGTAATTCCCACAATGGTACAACACCAATCTTTGTGGGTTCTGTAAACATTCTACTTCGTTGCCACAATGCTTGGGGCAGGGTTATGCAAGGTCTGAAGGTTCGCCATACAAAGAATCAAGACTTCCGAATTGAAATGTTTATTGACCTTGTAAAAGGCTTCAGGGAAGAAAAGGAAAGGGAAGCATTGCAACTCAAAAAGCTATCCGAAATTGAAATTGACCATGCCATTTTGGATGGCCTTGCAAACCGACTTCTCAACATTGATGAAAAGTTGCTGAAAGAGAATATCTTGCCATCATCAACCGGAAGGCGCAAAGCAGACCTAATGGAATCCTTTACAAGGGAAACCAATGATTTGGGAATGAACTTATTCGGTGCATTCAACGGAGTAACACACTTCACAACCCACAAAAAGTTCAGTACTGATGCCTATGGAAACCTTTTAGGTGGTAATCAAAAGATAACCGATGATGCTTTCAAGTTGGTAAATGAACTTGCTACCTTGTTAGCATAAATCCTGACAAATCCAAATCTGAAGGGCTGATAAATATCAGTCCTTTTTTTTAAAATAAATTTGGAAATATCAAATCTTTGCCATACTTTTACATTATCAAATTAAAACAACAACAAAATGCAAGACATTCAAGACCTAATGAATATGCCATCTGACCAAAAGAAGGCTTTACGGAATATGTTCCTGACCTTTGTGGCTTCACTAATTATCCAAAGTTTTTTTAAATAAATTTGGAAATATCAGAAATCCGTATTACATTTGTATCATCAAAAACAAAAACAATTATGACAACAGCAGTAGAACTTATCATCAGCGAAATTCAGAAATCATTAGATAATGGTCGGCAAATTACTCAATCTGATTTAGATTTTTACAAACAATTTATCAAACCTTATGAGAATGCTCAAACCGCAAAGGCAATTACCTTTGGTGTTAGATTGGGTTATGGTGATGTTTATTTTGATGATAAAAAATATACACACGCTTATGAGCAGTTTTATGCTGAAACAAAATTTTAAATTAAATTTGGAAATATCAGAAATCCGTATTACATTTGTATCATCAAAAACAAAACAATTATGACAGACTATCGCATCAGCATCGAAGAACTTGAAAATGAGGCAATGATTATGGAAATGGCAAGAAACCTAATCAGGGAAGCCACAGAGGAAATCGAAGAAAGCCCTCTGACAATCGAAGAAAAGATTGAATTGCCCTTCTAAGGGCATTTTTTTTTGCCCATATATAAAAAAAAGAGGACAAGTTACCTGCGATGAACCTTCCGTTTTCTCCGGCTTCTGCCCCATTCGCTGTAAGACAATACAAATGTATGCAAAGGAAATGATATTTCCAAATTTATTTTAAAATAAATTTTATGTTTGAAGTAAAATAAATTTGGTAGTCTCAAATCTTTCACTTATATTTGTATCAGATTAAAACATTAAGAATATGAAAAAGACATTAATCGAAACCCTTGTAGTCATTGCCATTGTTGGTATGTTGTGCTACACAGCTATTAAATTTGTTGAATATATTGGTCAAATAGAACCTTGGTAAAATAAATTTGGAAATATCAAATCTTTCACACATCAAATTAAATACTAAAACAATGGAAGACTTCTTTAAACAACAGCGTAGAATGAATATGTTTTATGATGCATTCACTTTTGTGGGTATTTCATTCGGAATATTTATAATCATTTGTAAAATCATCTTAATTGCGGTAAAATGAAAAACATAATTGCGCTTTTAATCCTTGTTTGCCTTGCATCTTGTGCGGTGGATAATAGAATCGGTTACCATGCTCAAAAGAATCCACATAAGCGTGGTTGGAATCAAACCCATTCAGCAAGGTGTAGTGGCCCAAAAAGATTTTAAAATAAATTTGGTAGTCTCATTCAAAATACATACCTTCGCATATCAATTAAAAACAACAAAAACAATGGCATCTCTAAAGTTCAAAAAAACATACAAGCAAGGTGGTGGTGATTATACGACCATAGTAAATGGGAAAGAAGTAAATATAATGAAACAATATCGAAGCAATACTTGGATTGCACAAACCTCTTGTGGAGAAATTGATATAGAAAGAGATAAACTTGAAAGCATTCGGTATATGTTAGAGCAAATGGTATAAGGAAATTATTTTAAAATAAATTTGGTAGTCTCATTCAAAATACATACCTTCGCATATCAATTAAAAACAATAACACTTATGAAAATGGAAATTGAATTTATCGCCACCGAAAGTCTTTCACTTGAAAACTCGTTTGGCACAATTAAAGAGCAAAACGATATCGAACTTCAGGTTACCATTGGAATCAATTCCGATGATTATGGTTGGTTTGAAATATACGATGTAGAGACCGGAGGTGATGAATGGTATGCTGAAGGTGGCATATGGTTTAAAGGAATGACAATCGTTGATTACGATGGTGTATTTGCCTTGCCTCGCTGCATTATCGAAAAGCTAAGAGAAATGGGTTACGATGTTTCTGAAATAGAATAACCTAAAGCAAACCCAATCAGAATGGAAGTAGAAATACTTCCATTTTTTTTAATTTATTTTCACTTACCACTTGCAAATTCAATTTATTTTACTACCTTTGTATTGTCATCACGGTGATGGCACTCTTAACCCCCTTCGCATATGTCAAACTCCCCTAAATTAATCTTCCCTACTCTAATGGAGTCAGGCGAACCAATGGCTACCTTTGGTAAGAATACCCTTGTTGTTTTGTCTTATACACCTTGGGTGTATTTGCACGGCACATTAGATAGCGAATCATCAACCCTTGGTGGTTGGGATAAATTCAAGTGGTATGGTATGCCACCTGAGTCAGATGGCATTTACAAATGCGGTGTGGCTTTCTCAAACGAAAGGATTGTGGAAGCCAATGCATACCTTTGGGAAGCCAAATTTGGCGAAGGAAGAACCAAAGTTACAGGTTTGGTGGTTGCCAATGATGATATCGAAGGCAATGCCTTTGCCCAAAAGAAATGGGAAGAGAAATCAGATTTCATTTAATCTGATAAGCAAAGCAATCAGCAAGGTAGTCAGAAATGGCTACCCTTTTTTTTAAATTAAATTTGGAAATGTCATTGAAAACACATACCTTCGCATATCAATTAAAAACAACAAGATATGTTCACTTACAAACTTCAATTCGATAACGGCAAAAGGTTCACACTTCAGGCAAAGTCAATGACTGAAACCCAAGCAAAGGTTGTAAAGTATATCCAAAACAACCAATTAACTGAATGCTTTATTACTTGCCAAGGTGTAAAAACCTTAGTGCGGAAAACAGGTGCTTGGCATCCAATCCACAACGGATTTATCTTTACAAGATAATCCTGAGAAAACCAAATTTGAGGGGCTGATTTATATCAGTCCTTTTTTTTAAATTAAATTTGGAAATGTCATTGGAAATGCATACCTTTGTATTGTCATCATCGAGGTGGCAGAAGCCCGAAACAAGGGAAGGTTAATCGGGGGTAGCTTGCCCTTTTTTTTTTAAAATACCTTACATGATTTAATGTAAGTTTTTTGCAAAAAAAGACTTTTTTTTCTCGTTACTTTTTCTCACCTTTGTCTTATGGAAAACGAAACACTCCAAGTGCCAAGCGGTCTGTCGGGAGTGGCAGAACGCTTCTTTAATTGCAAAGGTCAGTTTATTAACGCTACCTTTGTTTCCGAAGCAAAGCCAAAAGCGGCTTTCAAAGAAGTCAAACTTACTAAGCGCACAGAAGGTGTGTTTAGGGCAGGTATTGACTATGCAAACCTAAAACCTGTACTTGAAGGCATTGCCGATGGTACAAGGGGCGAAGTTGGTTCTTTACCTTGGGGTGTATGGGAACACTTTCCCTACACAATTACCCACAACGGCAATAGGTACATTCGGCTTTACCCGACTGAAAATTGCCACCTCAAAGTTCAATACTTTGCCGATGGTGTGGAAATCAGTAAGGAAACCTTTAAAAGCTACCTTACCGCTTCTGATGCTGAAAAAATGGGTAAAAGCACCTTGGTAATTTGCCCGAAAGAAAGCAATATCATTAAGGTAGGGTAAACCAAAAAGCCTTTCAAAGGTAGTCAGAAATGGCTACCTTTTTTTTTAAAATAAATTTGCATTTCTCATTTCTTTTTGCCACCTTTGTTATGCCGTTGAAACACTATGGTAGAAGCCCGAAAAGAAGGGAAGGTTAATCGGGGGTAGCTTGTCTTTTAAAAAAAAAGAAAAAAAATTTAATTTATTTTCGCTTACCACTTGCAAATTCAAATTATTTTACTACCTTTGTATTGTCATCAGGAAGAAACACTAACACAAAAAAACATGAATAATTTCAAATTAGCATTCGGAAAATATAAAGGTCAGGATTTTTTATCAACACCTAAATCTTATCAGGATTGGTTATTAAATCAGGATTGGTTCAAAGCACCTACACAAACTATAATTTCTAAACCTAATAAGGAATACTATATGCGTGACGGAAAAATAGTTGAATATATATCGGATGATGATTTTCAATGTGCGGAAATCGAATTTGAAAATAGTTTAAATTAAATTTGCAAATTAAATATATTCGTTATATCTTTACTTCGTAATCAAAATAAATAACTTTTATGACACACAGACCTCTTTATCAAATCGCTTCTGAAATCCGCAAAGATTGGGCAAAGGTAAACTTTGCTGCAAAGCCTTACTTAGACGCTATGGCGCAATTAACCTACATTACCGATGACTATTACTTTGATAGTGGTAAAAGTGTTGTGTTGTATTTCTTATGCAATGCTTCAACTTGGAAAGGCGAAAAAGCCAAAGCAATCAAAGCTGAACTGAAAGCAATGTGTAAGTAAGGTTGCTGGCAAAGCAAAACAGGAAAGGCAATCAGAAATGGTTGCCTTTTTTTGTATTCTTTCACTTATAAAACATTGCGTATAATCAAAGCAAATATTAAACTGATACTTTGATACCATTTAAGGTTTGCATTCGTTATATAGCGATTATGAAAGGAAAAAATAATTTAAATAAATTTTGCTTTACCACTTGCAAATTCAATTTATTTTACTACCTTTGTATTGTTGTCACGGTGACAGCACTTTTACCCCCTCGCACTATGCAGACCTCCGCTTCTTCCTTTTGTTTTTGTACCATGTGTGGCGAAGAACTTACTAAGCCACATTTCTTCAATGGCAAGCCATATGGTTGGTCTTGCATTACCAAGGTTAATCCAAATGCTAAAAAGTCAAAAGACATTTACAAAGTGTTTCAAGTAACCGAAACAAGGATTTCTGAAAATGGTGTTTTGGAAATCAAAGCAATTGATTTTTCTAATTCCTTTTTCTCGATTTGGCAATGGGATGCTAATCTGTACAAAAATACAGCAATGGAATACAATACCGATACCAATCAGGTATTCGTAAACTTTGGGAATAGTTCTTTCAATAAGAATACCAAATCAAAAACCAATTGGAAATGGAATGAAAAGGTATTGCAAAGACATGGTCTTATTAAAAGCAATCAGCAATGATTGCTTTTTTTGTATGTAAGATTTATGTAAGTTTATTTTAAAATAAATTTGGTAGTCTCAAAACTATTACTTATCTTTGAGGGGGGGTATACCCCCTCCCCCTGTATCCCCCTATAGCCACCCCCCTCCCGACCCCCCTATAGGTGTGGGGGCTACAAAGATGTATCGGCTACAATTTTTAGTTTCCAATTTAAAAAAAATTTTGTAAAAAATTCTTGTGTAACTTTTTTATTTAGAAAAACAATGCCACCTTAAAAATTTTTTTTATAAATTTTTCGTTTTAAAAATCCAATCTATCTCTTTTAATATTTCTATTAATGTGAGAACATAGTGGTCTAAGATTAGTATAATGATTAAGTTTTAAAAGTTCTTCTTCTGTTGTAGCAGAAGCACAAGGAACAATGTGGTCTATATCCCATCCATAATTAAATTCATTGTTACATAAACCATAATTATCCCAACTCATCCAAGTTTCAAATTGCGATTCAATGTGAGTTTTAAATTCTTCATAACTACAACCTAATATTTCATAGGTTTTTGTTTCTTTTGAAAAACCTTTTCTTTTAATGGACATATAGATTGATTTTCTACACGCTTCCTTTAGTTTATAAACAGGGTCATTTTCTTTTTTTAGTTTTTTATATGTTTTTCTATATTGATTATATCTTTCTTTGTGAATTTGTTTATATTCCTTATCGTATAATTTTTTATTTAATTTTTGTTCTTCTGTTAATTTTCTAGGTTTATAAGGGTATTTATATTTACCTTTATATTTTTCTTTTCTTTTTTCTTTATTTTCTTCTCTATATTGTTTTCCATATTCTTTTTTCTTTTCTATATTATCTTGATAATATTCTTTTATCCTTTCTTTGTTTTCTTGGTAATATTCTTTTCGTTTATCTTTATATTTTTCATAATATTCATTATGGTCATATTTACCTTTATATTTTTCTCTAATTAATTTTTGACAATCCTTACAATAGATTGATAAACCATCTTTTTTGGATTTATCAACACCAAACTCTGATTCATCTTTTGGGTTTAAACATTTCTTACAAATTTTCATATACTATTCTTTTATGTAAATAGTGTAAATTTTTTACAAAATTTTATTTTTTTGTAAAATAGTATCTTTACAAAATGTAAAATAAAACTATTTATATAAAATATATATCTATGTTAACAAGTCAGCAATGTTTAAAAAAGTATGGTCAGCCATCAAAGACAAATTCTTGTATGGTATTATGGGATGTTCCAAGCAATTTAGAAATAGGTTTGATTCCAAAAAAGATATATTGCAATAAGGATATGATTAATCCTTTATCAAATGCTTTTAAAAATTTAATTGATACAGGATATGTATCAGAGTTAAAAACTTTTGATGGATGTTTTAATATAAGAAAAAAGAGAGGATTAAATTCAATGTCTTTACACTCATGGGGAGTTGCTATTGATTTTAATGCTTTTGAAAATGGATTAAATCAAACACCAAAGTTTAGCAATGGTTTTGTAAAATGTTTTACAGATGCAGGATTTGATTGGGGCGGTTTATGGAAAAGAAAGGATGGAATGCACTTTCAATTAAAGACTATCTAATATTTAATCTTTTTCTTATACCTGATATTTCCTGATAATCCATATCTCTTAACTCTTTATAGATTTTAACTCTAGCCATTTTTGGATTAAAGTTTAATCTATCAAAACTACCAAGTATCATATTAGCTATTGCCTTTTGTGTTGTTTCACTAGAACTATCATATTTTGCAAGTATTGCTTTTAAGTTGACATCATCTCTACTCATTTCCATAATTTGAGATTCTTCGCCAATAATTCCTTCATCACTACTAACACCAATTAATTTTCTAGATATACCATGAATAATCAATGATGCTATCAAGCTAATCAATGGTCCTAAAAAACTACCAAATGCATATGGGCCAAGATTAATAATTGAATTGATTAATAATCCTAATGGTAAACCTCCTAATGCTAATAGATTTAAACCTGTTACATTTCTTACTAAATTTACAACTTTGCCTTCAAGTGATTCTTTATCTATTGCAGCTTGCTCTTCATTCATAGCTGCTGTAAGATTCTTATCAGGATTCTTTTTATGAACCATTGTCATAATCGATTCAAGAGATGGACCACCTACACTCTCCTGTAGATTAAATATCATCTTAAACATTTGAATGTTTTTAGGAGTCATGTTAGCCACAATTGTATTGATTAGTTTATCAAACAATGGTGAATCCAATATTGCATTTTTTATTTTATCTAACCCTCCTGAAAGAATTCCTTCTTTAATTATTTGTTTTTTTCTTTCTTCCTTTATAATGCCCTTTACAATTGTTTTTAATTGAGATTCTGTGATTCTTAACTTTTTCATTATATAATAATTTTATATAATTAGTTACTTCTTATGATACTTCTCTATGTACTCATGCAATGATTTTACATCATAGCAAATTAGTTCATCTCCATCTTTAGCTTCTAGTTTATTTTTTCCATAATCATTTTCATAGATAAACCAATTAATCCAATCCACACCTTCTTTTTTATAGTGAGATTCTATTGTAATATCAAATAATTTTTCCACATCTGACATTAGTTCAAATTTACCTTCATAGAAATCAAAACCTAGGTCATAGAGTTCTGATAATTTATCTGAAAATGCTTTATACTTTTCTAGTAGATTTTCTAATTCTTTTAGTTGCATATTTTTTTTGGTATCTTTTTTTAGCTTCTTGTTTAAATGAAGGTTTAGGTTTATGCCAATAAAGTTGTTCATACATTTCAATGGCAACTTTAATAACCAATATACCTATAGCAGTTACAATTAATGCTAATAGCAATAATATAATATAATAAATCATTTTTTATTTTTTAAATGATAGAACCATTTAGTTTTAATGCTCTAGCCATTCTAGTCATACCTATTCCTCCACCAAATCTTTCAAAGAAATCATGAGAGAAGAAATCTTCCAATTCTTTTTCTACCCTTTCTTTTCCAAAGAGTTCAAATAATTTTTGTGAGTATGCTCCATTTTCAATGGTATAAAACATTTCTCTCATTTTTTCTACATCAGAACTTCTTTCAGCAGAACCGATTGTTTCTTGACCATAAAGGATAACATCAACTTTATTAAAGATTCCGTTATCATTATGTTGCATATTCCAAAATGGATTAGTTCTTAATGGAAAGTTTTGTAAAGATACCACAGGACCTTTTTCTTCCCACATTCTTGTTTCATGTTCGTTTTCAAGAATTTCAACACCACCATATTCTTGACAAACATCATCATAATTTACTTCGATTGGTTTATCAAATCCAAGATGTTCTAAAAGTTCAGCTTCTAATTGAAGCATATCTTTCATTGTACCTTTAGATTCAAATTCAAACATTGGGAAGATAAGTTCATGTCTACCTTTGATTGGATTTTTTTCTTGTCTATAAGATGTTGACACACAAAAACAACCTTCCCAAGTTGGGTTAGTTAATAATCTTTCCTCCAAAATCATTTGCCCTGTCTGTGGAAGAGGCCAAATTTGATTGACATATTCAAATTGTGTTATTGAGTGAGGGTTTTCACAAGCTGCTAAGATTGATAAGCAAGATTGTGTTGGTACTTCAATGAAGTTTTTCTTTTGGAAAAATGTTCTTAGTTTGTTTACTGTCTGATGATATTGGTATGCTTCTTTCATATTTTTATTTCTATTTAATTAGTTAGATGTAGATATAAATTTATTAAAGTTATTATAAAATTTACTATGGAAATTATCAATAGAACATTATCTTTTCTTAGGGTTTTGTATTCACCCTTATAAATATTCCAATTATATTCAAAGAAAAAATTATTCTTCATTTTCTTCTTACTCTTCGCTATGATATTGATTCCAAATTTCCGTAACTTTATCCATATCAACTTTATTGGTAAGATTATTTTCTTCTAAGAATTCATCAAGGTCATCCATATATTCTGCGCTATATTCAAATTCATCATAGAAGTTACCTTCTTTAAATTGCCATTCCCAATAAGTATATTCTTCATCAAGAGTGCAAACACCATCTTCATTATATTCTTGTTCACCTGCAAAGTTCATACCTTGTTCATCATAAACAATTCTTGTATTAACTTTATAAACATGACTAATCATACCTGTAAATTCAGTAACAGGACTCCAAGCTGAATCACCTTGAATAATTAATTGTTCATCAATAATAAAAGGTTCTTCAGGAGTAAACCATTTTGGATGTTCATCTTTAAAATCATAATCTTCATAAGAATCAATAAAGATTTGTTCACCATTAAAAACTTCCTTATAGTTTTCATAATTCAAACCACTTTGAACTAAAGGTGTAATTATATCCTTAATTTTATTAAGTGTTTCTATATTACCTTCAACGGTAATAATGTTGTAACAATTATTTGCCATTTTTATTATATATATTATGTTCTTCTATTGTTAAGTATTGTGTATCCCCATTATCAACTTGGATAACAACACCAATGACTTCTCCTTTTTCTTTTACTAAATTAATTATTTTACAATCCATAGTCTAACATTTCTAAAATTTTAGTTTTGGTTTGATTGCCTACCAATCTTTTATATTCTTTTCCTTCTTTAAAGGAAATAATTGTTGGAACTGACCTAATACCATATTCAATACATAATTGTGCTTCAGAATCGGCATCAACTTTATATACAGGAACTTCAGTAATTGTTTCAAGTGTTGGTGCTAACATTTTGCAAGGACCGCACCAAGATGTTGAAAATGCAATAATACAATCTTCGTTAATTGCATTTTTAAATTCTTCAGAGTTAACGATTTTCATATCTCAAATATAATACGTTTTTTTTACTATTTAAATAAAAAATGAAAATTTTTATTAGCGAAAATCAATACAAAGATATTAAAAATTTTGTTCAAATGAATGAAGAAAGTTCTAAATGTCCACCTGCAACACAAGATATTGATTTAAATCTTGAAAATAGACAAGAAGCTATTGAAAGTAAAGGATATGGACCATTAAATCCTAATCGACCAAATACAAAGTTTTGGAAAGAAAAAGCAGAGATGTGGAAACTTGATTCAATCAATGAAGCAAAGGAATCTATTTGTGGTAATTGTGCAGCATTTGATATTACCAAAAAAACTTTAGATTGTATTGCTAAAGGTATTGGTGATGATGAAGATTCTGAAGACCCACATGATGTAATTGATGCAGGTCAATTAGGTTATTGCAGATTTTTAAAATTTAAATGTGCTGCAAAAAGAACCTGTGATGCATGGGTTGTTGGTGGTCCAATAACAGATAAAAAGAAAAAGAAAAATTAAGCTTTGTAAGGGGTATATTTTTTCCATATAAAACCTCCTGCTGTTTTTTGTCTTCCTTTTAAACAATCAGTAATTGCGGTTTTATTTAATTTTAATTCATTGATTGCATCTTTAGCACAATCCCATTTTTTGACAAAATTACCATTTAAATCATATTGATTTACAGAATAGGCTCTTCCGTTTTTACAACCTTTTGATTCTAACCAAATAGGAGGAATTTTTTTATGAGTCTCAGACATTTTTTGTTTAGTTATATCAGAAACTTTTCTATTTTTTGCTTTTTCTGAAATTTTAGAAATTGTCTTATTATAATGTATTGGGTCTAATTCATTTAATTTAGGTGGTTTATCACCTCCAACCGTACTATTTACAAGATTTTTTTTCTTTTTATATTTAAAAATTAATTCAATTTCTTTCTGATAACATTCTTTTTCAGTTCCTGAAAATAAAATTTTGTAAGAAAGTTCTTTTACAGTTTTTAACCATTTAGATTTTCCCAAATTACTTGTAGAAGGATTTTTACTTTCATATTGATGATTTTTAAATCTTTGTTCAGGTTGCACGGATACACCAATATATCTTATTCTACAATCTTTTTTATCAAACAAGCAATATAGGAAACATATATTATCCATAAATTTTTTGAAATAATTCTTTTGTGTATGGCGAATACTTTGTTCCAAATGTTCCTTTAGAAGCAATTAGTATTTGTCCTCTTTGAGTACCATTTGTATTATATGATACATGTACCCAACCTAAATCATTTCCTTGTTTAAATTCAGCTATTAATTGGTCAAAGTCTAAATTATCTTTAATCCAATTAAAAATTTCTTTGTTGGTAACTTTAGAACCACTATTATCCATATCAATGTCCATCGCTTCTCCTTTAGAATGTTGAGAAGTTTTGGATGCACCGGGAATTATTTTATTTAAAGCAGCACTTCTATATCCTGATGATATATAGATTGGTGAATTAAAATGTCTTCTAATTGGTTCAAATATTTTTTCAGCCAACACTTTCATATTTTCAATGTGTTGTGGAGTTGGTTCATTGCTAACTCCTTTTCTTTTTGCTGTTTCACTTCTTGTCATTTCAAAAAGTGTAAGATTCTTTGATAAATTCATATTATATATTTATCTTAAATAGTAGCCTCGCTAGGAATCGAACCTAGAAGAATTGCTTCTCTCTCCATTCCTCAGAATGGAATGAGAAGGCAATCAGTATATCCATTTACTTACAAGGCCATATCTTAAATCATTGATAATCAATGAGTTATGTATCAGGAGAGGGAATCGAACCCTCACGGCATTGCTGCCAATGGATTTTAAGTCCATCTTGTCTACCAATTCCAACATCCCGACATATTGTTTTGACAATTCAAATATATGACTTTTTTTTAAAATTTACTATTTACAATAAAAAAATGTTAACTGAGTTACAACATAGAAAATTATTTATTGAAAGTAGCAATGTATTATTATCAAGATTGGAATTAAATCAATTAAATGAGGAAGATAATATTAGTTTTTTTGATAAAATATTTAATATTAAGGAATTGGTTTCTTTTTTTAATATGTTATTAAAAGCAGAGAATAATTTTTTATTAACCAAATATTTAGATTTATTAATAGCGAATATTAAACGTATTTCACAAACTGTTAAGGCAACATTACAAACTATAGGTTTTGGAAAATTTATTGATAATTTTATAAGTAAAATAAATAATAGTGCTAATATTAAAAATCTTTTAAAATTATCAGCAGTTGCATGTATTTTTAATTTTATACTTAGTATATATTCTAATACACCAAAATTAACAGAATGGTTAAATAAATTAGTTGCCGATGGAATGATTAATACTATTTCAAGTTCTTTTACAGATATTGCGGATTATATATCATTATTATTAAAAATAGTTGGTAGTATTGCTTTTGTATATAATGTTTTAGTTTTACCATATAAAGAAGAAATATTAGCTTCACTTAATAAAGTGAAAAAATTTAATATGAGTAAAAATATTAGTGAACATTTTAATAAAGCAACTATTTACAATAAAAAAAAGATGAAAAAAGTTTTAATTACAGAATCTCAATTAAGGGCAATGGTTCGTAAAATGTTAATGGAACAACCAATTAGAAGTACACCTGTTGGTACTAGTGGATTTGAGTCTGAAACAGGACAACAACCTCAAACAGGGCAACAACAAACTCAACAACCAAAAGTTTCTCCTGCTGCTCAAAGTGTTATAACTATTATTAATGGACCTAATGGAAATACACCTTTAATTACTAAACTAAAAAATATTAAAACTGCAAATGATTTAACTGCTATAATAAATTTTATAACAAGTAAAACAAGTGTTGAAGAAAATAATACTGCTACTGCTGGTAGAAATGTCGCTTTAGGTTTTAGAAATATTCAAACTCAAGCAGGAGGATAATCAAAACTATATCCATTGTGTACAAATGGTAAGTTATTACCATCTCTAACGCAAGATACATTCGCAAAGATTGTTCTATATTCATTAAATTTAAACATACCATTGTTTAAATTATCACCATTGTCATGAATATGACCAAATATCATGTATTTTGGTTTTACTTTTAATACTTTTTTAAGTAAAGCGGAACAACCTACATGTTCATGATTGTTTCTACCTCTTTCAACAGAATCTAAAATACTTTTAGGAGGTCCGTGAGTAATTAAGATGTCAGTATCATCAGGTATTGAATCCCAAATTTTTCCAAGTTTAGCCCTTGTACGGTTAAATGCCCAATTATGAAATTCAGGAGTATATGGAGAGCCAAATATTTTAATTCCTTCAATCTCAATTGATTCATGTTCAAGATAAATAATACCTCTATTTTTAAAATCTTTTTTAGTAATGAATCTACTTTCAATAGAAGTATCATGATTACCTGCAATAATGACTTTATATTTAACAGGTTGTTTTTCTAACCAAATTAAAAATAAATTAACTTCATTATGGTTCATTGCAGGAAGTTTTGTATTTGAAAAATCACCTGCATGAATAAGCATATCAGTACCTTCAGGTATTTGAACTTGCTCATGCCTTCCATGAGTATCTGAGATTGCAAAAATTTTCATAAAGCAAATATATGATAACTATTTATATAAAAATAAATATTTATATGAGAAAAGTAAGAATTACAGAATCCCAATTGAAAGGATTGATTAGAAAAATGATTAAAGAAGAAACTAAAAAAAACTTAATAAATGAAGATTATTTTAGTGATACTGAAAGAGCATATATAGGTAGAACTGATGCTTATTATTCAGATGAAGATGATGATTCTGTGTATAGCCCTGATTATTGGACTTATTCAACCGATATTAATGATAGTGATTTTGCACAAGATGGTGAACTTTATCAATTAAGTAAAGATGGTAAACAAATTATTAATTCTTGGCTTGCTAATAAAGGACGAAATGAGTACCAAAGGACAAATGCTAGAATGAGTGGTGCATCTAGTCCTATTATGGGAATGAGTAATGAAGAATTGTGGAAATATTTAACAACAGACAGAAGGTACTCAAGACAACTTAGAAAAGGGTTTAACTTCTAAATTCACTAATCAACATTTAAAAGATAGTCGGTACGGTATACATCGTACCAATCTTCTTTTTTATTTATGAAAATGAAATATTTCCCATTTTCCATCTAGTGTTTCAACCAATGCTGTGCAGTTTTCGCACCAATCTCCTGAGTTCATATAATTTTCTTTTAAATCAGGTTGATGAATATGACCACATACTGCTATATCACAATTTTTTAATTTAGCTAAATTAATAGCATTGTCTTCAAAGTCATTAATAAAGTTAACTGCGCTTTTTATTTTATTTTTTATTTCTTTTGAAATTGAGTAATATGGTAGATTTCTTTTTTCTCTATACCAATTATACATTCTATTAAGCCATAGTGCTATATCATAACCAATTGAACCAATTACAGCTAACCATTTTATTTTAGTAATAAAAATATCAAGAACATCACCATGAAAGATATAAAGTTTTTTATTATTAGAATCAGTTAATATATATTCTTTTAATAATTTTATATTAGGTAGATGTAGTGGTTGGAATTTATGTAAGAAATCATCGTGATTACCTATTAGATAAATAACTTCTTTTTTCTTAGCTATTTTTAATATTTTCTTTATAAATTTTGAATGAGATTCTTTCCATTTACCACCTCTTTTTAATGCCCACATATCAATTATATCACCATTTAGAATTAATCTATCACAGGTATTTTCATCTAAGAATTTTAAAACATCTTTTGTTCTTGATGCTTTTGAACCTAAATGAACATCAGATAATATGATGGTTTTAAATTTCATTTAATTAAAATAATTAAAATCTTTTTTATAGAATTCTTCATTATCTTTATTAAACCAACAAGATAACATTATTTTTATCATATAAAAAATACCTTTTGATTCAAATCTTCTTGAAGTTGTGAATGTTTTATAGTTAAAGATTTTAAATTTAGTTGGATTAACTTTTTTTGATAGATGATAATCTTCAGCTATTTTATCATTCTCATTAAATTTATCAAGTTGTTTAAATGTTTGATAATTAAACAACATAAATCCACCTACTGCGAAAGGTGTTTTTTTAATTATAAATGAACGAATAATATCAAATAAAATAAAAACAATAGTGTATATATCTTTAGTTCTTATTTTACAAGTTGCTAAATCTAATTTATTAAAATCTATATCAGATACAATATTATGTAATATATATTTATTCTCTAAAAATATATCAGCATCTAAAAACAAAACATATTTTGTTGTTACAAAATCTGAACCATTGTTTCTTGCAATAGCAGGTAAACCACCTTCTACAATATTAATATTTATGTTCTTATTTGATTCAGACTCAATAATATGTTTTGTAATATTATCATCAGATGAATCTGCAATGATTACATCAACACCATGAATATCAAATTGTTGATTTAATAGTGATAATGTTTTTTTTATTGTAAGACCTTCATTTTTACAAGGTATTACAATGGTTAGTAATCTATTTAAAAACATTTTTATTTAAATAGTAAGGTGAATTATAAACAATAACTATTTATAATAAATAAGAATTTTATATGAAAAAAGTAAGAATTACTGAATCTCAATTAAGAGGAATGGTTAAAAAATTAATTAAAGAAGAATTAACTATGGATGTAATTAAAAGAACTATTGAAGATTTAGTTAAGAGTAACCCTGCTCCTTATATTATCACAGCAAAAGAAAGTAAAAAAAGTTTTACGACACTAAATCCTAATAATGTTTTTCGCTATTATGAGGATGTAAAAAAAGATTATCCTAATGATACTATTATTGTTTCTGATGGTAAGGGGAATCAAATATACCCAATAATACAAAAAAGTTACTAAATAACTATTTATAATAAATAAGAATTTTATATGAAAAAAGTAAGAATTACTGAATCCCAATTGAAAGGATTGGTTAGAAAAATGATTAGAGAAAATGTAGAAATTAAATATACAGAATTAGCCAAGAAAGGATTTAACCCACAAGAAATTCAAAATATAAAAAATAATTTCTCAGCAGTACAAATATTAAACAATATGGATTTAAATAGAGATATAAAAAATTCAGATAAACCAACTATTCATGCAATGTTATTACAACCTGATAAAGTAAAAATGGGTACGACAACTATTGGAGAATCTCAATTAAGAGGGTTAGTTAAAAGGATAATTAGAGAAGAAGTTATTGTAAAAAAAGGTTATAGCATGTTTTCTCCTAAAGGTGAAATTGATGTAACAGATTCTGATATAGAGTTAGCAAAAAGATTGGAAAATTATTTACAAGGTCTTGATGTTAAATCAGTAGAAGTGAGTCCTGAATTTAGACATATTTACACTTCTACATCTGATAATACAAAGGGTAGGAAACATTTATTTTTTAAAGTTCATTTATTAGGTAGAATAGAAAAAAGTGATAAATTAAACACTAGGGGTGGTAAAAATGATTCTTATAATGTTGCTATGTTTTTAAGAAGATTAAATGTGCCTGAAATAAAAAATAGGATTGAAAAGTTTTTTTCAGCAAATCCAAATAATTATGCATTAACAGAACATCCCGAAGAAAATTATTCTAATTGGGGTTATGATGAATATTTTAATGTAAATGGAATGGATTATATTTCTATTAATTTTGCAGTTATTAATGAATCTTCTTTTATGTCAGATAAACCTTATAGAGAAAAAGATATATACACCGACCCTATGGGTAAAAAAAGAAGCCAAGGTGGATTTTAAATTAATTAAAAAGGATTATCAATATATTCAACAACTTCATAATTATGGGAGGTATTAAATACCTCCTTTTTCTTTTTTATCTTTAATTCTTTTTCATTAACAATATCAATAATGCTATTTATTTCAGCTTCTAATGCTTTTGGTGCTGATATATTAGCATAACCCTTAAATTGGTTTATTATATATTTAGGTTTACTATCATCAGCAAGCCAACTTTTACCAAATCTAATTTCAGCAGTATATCTTCTATCATTATATTGAGTTGTTATAATACAACACTCACCTCTATTGATATTACTTGAATAACTATTCACGCAATGTTTTTGAGTAAGACCTTCAAATAAAAGTTCTTTACCTGTTTTAATAATTTTAAATTCTTTTGGTAAATAATTTTCCAAGACAAGAAATTTATCATCAACATGAATTGGTTTTGCTTTCATCTTATCAAGATTCTCCAATAACATTTTATCATGTTGTTCTTTGATATTAGATTCATTCAATGAGAAATTAATCTTATTATCGGTTTCATTGGCAATTTTAACTAAATCATCAAAGTAAGTCCTATAATTAGAACTTTTATTTGAAAGTTTTTTAAACTCTTTAAATTTACCAATAAAATTAACAGGATTTTTAAAGATAGGTGCAATTGACATTATTTCATATATATCATCAAATGACAAATCACTAAATTGTTTATATGATAAGGGTTCATCAATGGTTTTAATTTTATTAATAAACTGTTGAAGATTAGAACAAGTACCATAAATTGTTTTAGTAAAGTTGGTTTTAGTTGCTAAACTAAACATATCGTCTTTACTTGTTATTCTTTTTATATGATTTTCACACCATTCATTTTTTTTATTATTAAATAAGAGTTTACAACTAAGATTAATTTTTGCATCACTATCATTAATACCAAAATAACTAAAAGGAAAATTTTTAATATTACTCAATGAAAGCCATATTACTTTATTTGATGATTGTAAATTAAATTTTATTGAACCACTTGGTGAAATAAAAACAAATGATACATTTTTTTTAAATGGATAACAAAAATATTCATACCCTTCTTTTCTCATTTTAAGATGTTCCCCTGAAAAAGAAAGTCTTCTACTTTTAAATTCAGTAAGAGTTAAAATAATTGAATGACCTTTTTCTGTTACATGATGAAATGCACTATAGAAAGTGGCATGAATACTATCACTATCACTACCCTTTTTTAAATATTTCTGATAATTATTAAATCTCAACTCATACTTATTTGGTTCATCAATAAAAGTAATATCACCTTCTTGATGGTCATGATTGGTATTTGCACTTTTAGCAAAAAAAACCATTCGTAAATAAAGTTCTTGAGCAATTTCAGAAATTGGGAAGCGAAGATTATTGTTCATAGGATTTTTAAACTTTTAAATATCTATATCTTTTTTTATCAATAATTTTATTTTGGTCTCTTTCATCAATATTATAATATCTTTCCATATTTGTGCAAACACACCCACTTGTGAATTCATCTTCTTCTCTTAATTTATTTTTTATTTTTGATAAATTAAAATTTCTGATGAGTCCTTGTCTGCCTAATATTCTACTGAGTGTAACTAATTTCACTTATTTATCCTCAAGTCTTTTTCTTTCGGTTTTTAAATCCCTATTGACAGCTTTATTAGTATCAAATTTTTCAGGATAACGAACCATAAGTTTATTAATGTTATTTGTCAACGATTGATAAAAATCAAAATTAAGATAATATGATAAAATAAATATTTTAATCATTATCATTGAAATATTTTTTTTTGGCTTCATTGCCAATTTTAATAAATCAATCAAATGTTTTACATATTGCTCTTCAGTATATGAAGGTTTTTGACTTTCCCATAATGATTCAGGCATTACAGGTAATGCTAACTTATTGATTCTGCAATAGTTAACTGCGTAAAAAAGAGTATCACCTATCAATTCTTCTTGAAGATTAACATAATCAATATCCTTTTTATATGCAATTTTCTTTTTATATACATCAATTGCTTCAGCAAGTTCAGTAATCAATCCCATCTTCATGTGAAGATTATTAAGTTTTTTATTATCTAAATCAGCACAAGTTCTTTGAGCAAGTTCTTGATATTCCTTTAGTGAGGAAATTTTGTTTTCTAGTTTATTCATAATTCAAATATACAATTTTTTTAAAACCCAAATGCTGCAAGACTATGCTGAAATGGATTATTTTCAATATTTTTTACACATTCAAGCATTTCAGCAACAACCTCTCTTGTTTCCTGTTGAGCATCAGGCTTTAAGCGAAGATTACAAAGATGAACAAATGCTTGAAAAGAACCTGTCCAAATAAATGTTGTATTTAAATTCAATGGTAGGACAGTTCTTGCTTGTTCTTTTGATACACCCAATGATAAAAGCATTGAATATGCTTCTCTACAAGTATCAATAACTCTTTGTTCAATATGTTTACAGGCTAATTGATTTTCAACAGTACCTTCACTACCTTGTTTAGAAGATGCGGATTGTTTTCTCCATTCAGTAACAGTTGAATATGTATCAGAAAAGTCTACATAGCGACCTGAAATAGAATTTGCTGCCCAACCAACTTGATGTTTAAATAATTGTCTTTCAACATAGATTGGACAATTAATTCTAAATTGTAAACTACAATGTCTAAATGGTGAAGTATGACCGTGTTTAACAAGATAGTTAATTAGTTTAATATCTTTTTCTGTAAATTCATCAACTTGTTTTCCATAACTCACTCTTGCTGTGTTAGTTATGGTCAAGTCACTTCCAAAATGGGATAAGAGTTCTGCTTTCATAAGACAAATATAAAACTTTTTTTTAAATTTACTATAACAAATAAAATACGCTATTTATGAAAAAAGATTAATGCCTAGTCCAATTTTAAATATTGCAGATATTGAAAGACCTGAATCATTACAGAAAAATCTTTATAAAATAGATTCTGCTTATGATTTAACAAGTGATGCTGTTACTCAAAGCTTAAATGCTTTACAAACTTTAACAGGTTATGATTATAGAACAAACGATACATTAGATATTATTGAAAGACTTGTTGATGTTAGTGCTGATAGTAAAATTGTTACAATAGGTGCTAGAAGATTAGTAACTGAATTTAATAGAAGAGCATTAACTAGAAATTTTGATGATTTAATACCGACACCTACTGATTTAACACCAAATTTTAGAAAATTTTTTAAAAATACCGAATATAAAAGAGCAGATTCTTATATAACAGACCCTCTTAAAGACCCAAACAAATCTGTTGCAAATAAACTTTTACAAAATACAATTGGTTATATTGATAATGAAAGTTATTTAAAGGGTCTTTATAAAAAATTAGATAAAAATATAATATCAATTCAAGATTACGAGTCTAATATAAATTATCTTTATTCAGGTGATATGATTAAAGAAAAAATATTACAATTAAATGATAATTCAGTATTTTCAACTTATAATGTTAAGAACACGAGTAAAATTGATTTTGAAAATAAATCTTTGGTTTTCTTTAATACATATGACAGAGATTTTATAGATAATTCTGACCCTGATTATAGTCAAGGTTTATATGAAATAAACGCAATTTATGGAATTTATACTAAATCATATTTTAAAAATTATCCATTACAAATAAATTCACTTACAAAAAATTATCTTTTAGAATTAAAGGATTTAGAAGTTGCACAAGGTTTTGGTAATTTATCTACAGAATTAGATTATATTGCCACCCTTAACAGGGCTAATAGTTCTATTGCTTTAAGAAAAGAAACAACTAATCCTAGTGTTACTAATAGAGATAGTTATTTAAATGAAGGTAATGTTTATCATTATGATTCAAAATCTGCTTCTACAATAAATACTAAATTTGGTGTTAAAAGAGGTCTTGTGTATTTTACTTCTAGACTTGCACAAAATGAAGACTTAGCAATTGCTCAAAATACCAAAGAATTATATGCAAATAGCAAACAATTTTATAAGGGAAATGGAGAATGTAGAACATTTACAATTTATGACCAATATGATAATTATAATAAAGTAATAAAATTTGATGGTAATGGTGAAACCCATTCAGTATTAAAAGATACCATATTACCAAAAGTAGCACCTAATGATTCAGGAGCAGATAAGGAGGAAAAAAGAAATTTTTTCTTTACAATGGAAAATTTAGCTACAGGTGGTAATGCTGAAGATTGTGATATAGGTCCAAATGGTGGAAAATGGATGTGGTTTGTTCCATATAATGTAAAAATTAGTGATAATAATCAAGTAAATTGGTCTGAAATTAATTTTCTTGGAAGACCTGAACCAATTTATTCATATCAAAATACAACAAGAAATTTAAGTTTATCATTTAGTTTGTTAATTGATACTGTTAGCGATATACAAAATATCGCTCCGACAATACAAAATTATTATAATTATATATATGCTTGTAATCAAGTTGTGCCACAGTCTGTTACTTTTACAACCCAACCTCCTATTGTTATTAATCCTAATGCTCTTGCTCAAGCTTTTAATAATAGTGCAGCAATTACTAGCAATAATAAACCAAAAAAAATTAAAAATCAACCTAAAAATTTTAATTTTTCAGGAATTACAGAAAAAGATATTTTTTATTATTTTAAACCTTTTAGAATGGATGGGGATAAAAGAATTCAAGGTCTTATTTATAATGATTCCCCTGTTTATACAACTATTGATAATAAACTTGATGCCACAGGCGATACTGAGTTTACTAATATTGAATTATCAGGGTTGACATATAATCAAAGATTTACTGATGATTCTGCTAATGTTATAAGTGCAACATCTATTCAAAAAATATTTGCAGAAACATTAGATGAATTATTAAGAACATCTACTGAAATTAATATGACTATAAGTTGTACGCAAGGTGATGAAAACTTTACAAATGATGAATGTGATAAGTTTGCAAATAATAGAAACGATAATGGATATACTAATAAACAAATTGCATATATACATGCTATAAGATTTATCGAATCATTATTAACAGATAATAATGATAATCCTAATGCCACTAATGATACTAAAAAATTGTATGATGAATTACAATTTTTTGATAGTTTTCTTCCTGTTGTAGGTTTAACTGCACCATTAAAAATAAATGATTTTCTTGATGAATTAGAAAGTAATCAAAATTATTTATTAAGAATAGGGTTAGATAAATCTTATGAATTTGAAAGTAATTTTACACACTCTAGTAGACAAGGTACAAATAGTTTTTGTAAAGTATCAATAAAAATTGAAACCAAAAAGGTGGAAAAAGATACAATATTTGAATCAATTGTATCTGATGAAATCATGGTAAGAAGACACGACATAAAATATGCTAAAAAAAGAAAAGCATCTCTTGTTGATTTTACATATATTGAAGACCCATTTGTACTTCCATCTTCTTTACTTACAAGTCAACTTATAACACCAATAACAACAACTATAAATATAAATCCTGCTCCATCTAATCCAACTCTTCCTGCTAGTGGTGCAGATTGTGACCCTATATTAAGTTTAAAATTTGATAAATTAAAAAAAAACCATAAATTTCCTATTGGTTATGAAAAATTAAAAGTATTTACACCTTCATTTAATAGTCAAACACCATTTGATTTTACAAAGCGTTATGTATTTTTACATCAATTAACAAGACCATCTAAATTAGGAGATAATAGTAAAGTAAATAATATTGTATTTGGTAAAATGCCTGTATTTATTCTTCGTTATGGTGATTTTTTACATACAAAAGCAATTGCAAGGTCAATTAATTTTGATATAAGCGAAGCAACATGGGATTTAAATCCTGAAGGAATGGGTGTTATTCCATTGTATTGTAATATAACGATGGATTTAACTCTTCTTGGTGGTCAATCTCTTAAAGGTCCAATTGATAGAATTCAAACTGCTAATGATTCCGCATTTATTGCTAATACATCATTTAATAGTGGAAGATATAAAGATAATAAAAGGTTTACATCAGTAAGGGATGCACAAACTGACCAATATTAAACTTGTTTAATAATTTGTAAATTACCATCAATAACTTTAGCAATAAAGAATTTATTTATTTCAGTTATTTTTTTAGATTTAGTTTGTTTGTAAATTGTATATAAATCTTTATATCCTTTTAAAGGTAAATAAACATTTTCACTTGAAAGATATTTACTATAATTTAAATCAATTGATATATTATCAATTGTATAACTCTTTTTTAATAACAATACAATATCATCATTCTTATATCTTTGATGTTGCATTCTCAATCTACTTGTTATACCTAATCTTTTCATTTTGTCTTTAATTTCAACATATTTATCATAGTATTGTTGTGATTTTAATTCATAATCACATTTAAATTCTTTAAATATATCATCAGGTCTAAGTCCTGTTCTATTCCAAAACTTAACTTCTTTTTCTTCTAAGTAAAAGAAATCTTCGATTGAGTCTCTATCAAAATTTACAAGTTGAATTTCATTATCACCATAATATTCCCTATCCATTGGTTTTTCTTTTATTAATGTATCTCTTACTTTTTGAGAGAATACGGTTAATAAAGCAGTTACACGCTTGTTAAAATTATTAACATAACGAGCAACATTGTATTCACCAAGCATATCGGGATTGTCTTTTAATTCTTTTTCAGTAATAACATATGAATTGTACATTCCTGTTTTTTTATTGATAGATACATCACCATGAGATTTGGCAGTACCATTGTTTACATAATAAATAAAGTCCATACCACTTGTATTAATATTATTAGCGATAACAAGTTCCATATGTGCTTGTTTAGCTTTTGATTTACCATTTATATCTGTACCTCTATTTTGGTATTCTTCAACAGTTTGTTTTAATCTTGACTTGGATGCAATCTTTTTAATTGGAATTTGTTTACAATAAATCTTTGTTAAGTATTCATAATAAAATTCTATAAATTCTTTTGGTTTGTTTGTCAGAATAAGTTTTATCGCTTGATTAACAAAGTCCTCAATGTATTCGGGCATGGTTTTAGATTTGATTGTATTGCCTGTAACCTTTGGTTTGGATTTCTTAATTTTAAGATTTTTGATATGTTCTCCCGAATAATTATTATTCTGTGCGTATTCCTCAAGATAATTAATTTCATTTTCTAAATATTCTTTTGGTATATTAAATATTTTCTTTTTATTTTTATCTTCAAGTGTTGAGTATTCAAGATTTGCATAATTTTTTCTTGCAAAGTTAGCAGCAGATATCCACATACCATCATTATCAAGTTTCATATACTGACCTGCAATAATATCATTATTGAATTTTTCAACCATTGCATCAACACCCTTATATATTATACCTTCATATTCATATGTTAAATCATCAATCTTAATTGGTGTAGATAATACATTAAAATCTAAATCAATATTTGTATATTCGGGTACAGAAAAGTTGCAACCATCAGTATCTTCAGTAATTGGAATTGCACCAAACTGCATGAAATAGTGAATCATTCTTCTAAGGTATTGTCTACCTGTACAAGTAATTCGTTCAGCACAATCAAAATCTGCCCAATTAAAATATTCAGAACCAAATGCACCAAAGTTTGAGTTGTTAAGAATCTTAATTGGAAGTTGAAGAGCATCATAAAACTTTCTTTCTGCTTCAGGAAGAGTTTCATCTTTTGCCCATTTTTTATATTTATCCCTTGTAAACTTAAAATAACTCAATAATCTAAATAAGATATTAGTTACATCGTGTCTTGGGAATACATAATGTTCAAGTTGAATAGATGGATATAGACCTGCATAGTCTTCTTTGTAGATATTTTCAAAATATCCAACTTTAAATGTTCTTGATAGACCACCTGTAAAATCTCTTTTATTAGGTGTTACAGGAATAGCAAGATTATTTTCATAACTCCAAGCGGTCATAATAAGATTCCATGAACCTGCACCACCAATAGTTGCTGTTCTTTCTAATGTTGTTGGTAGAAGTTTTGAAAGCATGAATGTTGATTCATTATAAATCTTATCAACTTGCAATGTTTCCCACAAATCATCTTCAAGATATTGCTCAATAATTTTTTTACCTGTTATAATTTCATCATATTCAGGATTTATTTCAAGATATGATATTGTATTATTTTGATATTCATCAGGTATTAATTCATAATCATTTGTTTCAGATTTATTAATATAGAATTTATTTTCTTTCCACATTTCATAAATCTTAGCACCATTTTTAACATACATACGATTAGGTTTAGCAATACCTGCAAATTTACAGACATATTTCAAACCTGCTTCTTTCATGTTAGAATTGATTGCTTGAGTTTTCCAAACTGCATGTATAATATCTAAAACATTATAACCATACATTGAAGTTTTGGTATAATATTTTGTTTCATTACCAACTTTTAAAGAAGAGTTTTCTAATCTTCTTATTGACTTATCATTTTTATATGTTGTTTTTAATTCTTCAATATTAATATTTAATAATTCTGCTCTTTTAAGAATAAAATTAAAATCAAAATCTTCACTATTATACCCAAATATAATTGAAGGTTTTAGTCTATCAATGATTTTAAATAGATTAATTATTAATTTTTTTTCTTCATCATCATTATTCATTTCTTTGACAAAATCAATAGAAACAAAATTACGATTATCTTTAGAACCTATTGCAAATATTCTATCTTTAGAAGGATTAAGACCTGTGGTTTCAATATCAAATACAAATTTGTGAACATCATCATAAGTTTTATAACCATTAAACATTCTAATACCTTTTTGTATTAAATATTGTTCTTCAGGTTTAAGAGTATAAAAAAGATTTTTATTTGATAATTGATAATTTACACTAATTTTTTCACCTGCTTTTAATTTATCTTTAAAAATAATTCTATAAACATCGTTATCATGAAAAATTTCATAATTATGAAATAATCCTAATTTTTTTAACAGATTATTCTTTTCTTTTTGTTTAGGTTTTTCTTCAATAAAATCATCAAAATCGTTATCATCATCTATGATATTTTCTTCTTCAAATTCTCCTGAATATTTTATTTGTATTGAATTGTAAACAACTTTATGAATATCTTTAATAATTAATTCATAATTTTCAGATACAGTATTATAAATTATGTATTCATTTTCAGAATCATAAATAAAAGGTTCATCCCCTTTTATTTCGGGGATGAAAAGTTTTGTTGTAAATGATTCATCTTTTTTCCAAAATATATCTATACCACCATGTCTAAAGAATAAGAGTAAATCTCTCATTCCATAAGCAGAATCTGTATAAAAAATATATTTGTATCCATTTTCAAGCCTATCAACTACAGCACCATTGTTGTCAGTAGTTCTTAGTCTTTTATAACTAATTCTATATTTATCTTTATTTTCTAATTTTGCTTCAAGATTATCTTTATAAAATGGAATTTTAAGTTTATCTAAATCTTTTACATATATAAAAGGTCTATATTCATCTTTTTTACTATATTTTTGTTTATTTTCATTATCATCAATAACTAAATAAACTTCGTTAGAGTAATTACTACCTTGTATACATACAATATGTTTTTGATTTACATTTTTACCATTTAAAAATTTTTCTATTTCTTCATCTTTAAATGTTTTGTAAGTAATTTTTTCTTTTACTGCCATTATTGTTATTTATGAAATCTCCTGAATGAATTTTCAGTAATAAATGCAAAGGTAGCTTTTTCTTTTAATTCTTCCAAATTTGTACAATTTAAATAACTCATTGTACTTTTTAGATAATCGTTAAAATTTTCAACCCATCCATCAAAAGTATATTCTATTTTATTCCATTTGGCAATACCTTCGGATGTTTTAAGTTTATAGTTGCCCCAAATCTTTTGAACTTCTTTTGTGGACATACCAACATGTCTTTTATATAAAGAAAATTTATTTTTATATAACCATTTAGCTAAAGACATATTGGTTATTTTAATTTTTTTCCAAAGATAAGGATAAGAATCTGAATCTAAACATTTATTTAAGATTCCACCAAGCATAACATAGTCAGCACCAAGAGCAAGTCCTTTAATAATGTCAGCAAAATTTTTAAATCCACCATCTGCAACAATTTTAGATTTATGTGCATTTGCTTGTCTTATACTATTACATTCATAAATCAATGATGCCATTGGATAATGAATAGATGCATTAGCACTAGTTGTACACACACTACCACCACCAATGCCAATACGACAATAATGAACACCAATCTTAGCAAATGCATCATATGTATGTGGATTAGCAATATTACCAATCATTATTTGTTTATTGGGAAACTTATTAATAAAGATTTTAGATAAATCAAGAAGTTTTTTCATATGACCATTAGCTATATCAACTAATACACCATTGTTTTCTTTAATCAATCCTTCAAAATGTTCAGGATTAGTTTCAATCAATCTAAATTCTTGTAATGAAATTGATTTAAAGGTTAATTCATCCCATTCTAAATTTTCATTTTCAGAACTATATTCATAACCTCTTGGTACACAGACAATCATTTCATCAAGCAATTGATAAAAGAAATTTTCGTTAAACCGTTCTTTCTTTTTAATTGAAAGAACAGAGTTCATTGGTGATGCAACCAATGGAAGTGGGAATGGTAAATTGATTTCACTTCTTGATTCTATATTAGATAGAATGGATGGTACTAAAGCGATATCATGGAAATCAAACTTAGGTGATTCCATATTATTAATAAAATTCATTATTCTTCAGTTTGAGGATTTTGAGATTGATTTCTTGCTTCCATAATTTTTCTATAATTCTCTAAGAATTTTTTAGAAAGTCTTTTAGCATCATCTTTCAATCTTGATGTTCTTGCCAAACTTTTTTTCTTTTGATTTTTTCTTTGTTTTGAGACAGGCATAATTTTTTAAGTTTATGTGATAAATATAAAGTTAAAATCCTAAAGTTTTCAAAATTTTTTTAAAAAAATTATTTTTTTCTTTGTTTTTAATTTTTTTAAAATTTTCAACTTCTTCAAAAATATTTTCAGAACGGATTTGTTCTTTTAATTTATTTGAATATCCTTTCCAAAAAACTTCTTCTTTTAATTCCTCTTCTTTAAGAAGATTAATTTCGTTTTCTTCTTTAGATTTCATCATCCAAATCCAATTGTTTTTTTATTTCTTCTAATTTTTCTAAATATTTCTCTATTTGAGAAATTTCAATTTCACCACTTGAATATGCAGTTTCTCTATCATCAACAATTACAACATTTGGATTAGTAATCCATTTAGATTCTAGTTCCTTGAAAAATTCTTCAGGAGTATGATGTGGGTAGGACTCTTGTTTAATGTCTGTTAAATAATAAACAGCTTTTGGTTGTGTTTTGTCGTAAGTAAAATATCTAGCTTTCATATGTTTGTTTTAAAAAATAAAAAATATAAATTTAAAAATTCTTTTAATTGTGTAGTATTTTTATTTTCATAAATATAAAACCTTTCTTTTATAAGTTGTAAAAGTTTTACCATTAACATATTTAAATCAATTTCTTTTGAAATTATTTCATTTGAATATGTTCTAATATATAATAATAATTTACTATTATTTGAAAAATCAAAATTGTAAATTTCTTTATATTCTTGACAAGTTTTATTAAAACACCATTTAATATAGTTATCAATATCTTCTTTACTATCAAAAGCATCTAAACCTAAAAAAGAGTTTATGAATAACTTAGTATAGTCAATCATAAACTCTTTACATACTTCTACTTTTTGATAGTTTACATTTTCTGTAAACAAAAGGTAATAATTATCTTTTGATATTTTATCTTTATTTTTTAAATTCATCATCCTATGCCAAGTAAACTTTTTTACTTTCAGGAGAGTAAAGAAGTTTCTTGTTTAAGACTTTGTTTTTAAAATCTTCTGTTAGAGTTTGACCCAAACCCTTATAAGTTAATTCTTTACAACCCATAAGTTCTTTTTCGTTAAAACTTTCAACGAGTTTATTTGCATCAAATATAACAGGTTTTTTTCTATTATCTTCATCAATATAAAAAGATTGGATTTGGTCCAAAATGCCACTTTCTTTAACTACTTGAAAATTAGATTCTTTTAATACCTTGTCTTGTTTTTTAACTTTTGGTAAGTCATCTTGATTAAAGATAGGTTTTACAGTTCTCAAATGGTAATCATCTTTTGCTTTCATTCTTTTCTGTGCATTTTTGAAAGCCTCTTTACCTGCTTCGGTATTTGACATCAATGCTTCTTTTCTTGCTAACCATACAGGGTCAACTTCACCATTTGGACCTTTTTCAGGTTCAAAATCTTCTAAACCTCTATGAATCTTTTCAAGATAATCTTTTTGATGTTCAGATTGATATTTATATTTTGGTATATCTTTTCTTTGTTTAGAATCTTTATCATATACTAAACCATCGCCTTCACCTTTTTGAACAAGCATAGTAGTTGTTTTATTACTTGCATCGTTTTTATAATAAGAATTAGAATTTTTTTGAGATTGATTCTTTAGAGAGTCAATATTAGTTAAAGCTTTTGGTTTAACCTCTTCATTTAATTCAAGAAGTCTAACTACTTTTGAATAATGTTCATTTAAAGTTTTTAATGACATTGTATTAAATTGTCTTAAATTATATACTTCAGGAAGTAAGCGACCTTGATTTTTAATTAGGAAATCAACAATAGAATCTCTATTATTTTCTCTGATTAACTGAATACTTGGACTTTTAAATTTATTTTCAGGTGTGCGACTTTCAGATTTTCTATATTCAATTTCATCATTCATTAAAGCATTTAAATCAATAAGACTATTTGTTGATTCATTTACTTTAATTCCACCACCTGCTCCATGTCTTTTAGTATCAGGTTTTACAATACCTGTTGAATAATCAATTTTCATATTTCCTTTACCTTTTGCTTTACCTGCACCAAAATTTTGAAAACCTTTTAAACCTTTTTCCATTGCAGAACTCATGTTAACAGGTTTGTCAAACATATTTTGACCCGGTTTTAAACTCATAGAGTCGGGTTTAACAGGGATACCACCTCCCGGAAAAGCACTACCAACATCTCCACCTGATTCAGTTTCTTGAAGAATATCTTCATCAAGTTTTTCTTCCATCTTATCTTCGCAATACGCTTCATTAATTAAACCAACCCAATTCTTTTTACTTAAAGCATTTTTAATGCCTAACTTTTCTAATTTATCAGCTTTAACAATAGTTATTTCTTTAGGTTGAATTTCAGAACCATAAGTTTCAGTTAAAATATTTAAAAAGTAATTATTTTTGTTTTCATTTAATTCTTTTTGGGAATGATTTTCATAATTATATCCATAAAGAATATGATTTGTTTCTTTTAATAAAGCAAAATGTGTATAGGTATATTTTTGCCAATCTGCTTTAGAACTTTCATTTAGATTTCTTTTGTGTAAGTTTGATTTGGTGACAACCATGTAATCACCTTCTTTTAGAGAAGGGTAACTTTTTTTAACATCTTTTGCAAAATATTCATTTTTAAAAGTTTTTAGTTCATTATGGTCATAACCTTCATAATTCCAAGATTCTAAAATCTTGTTAGTTTTTTTGTTAATAGCAAAATGCGTAGCATTGCTCTCATTCATCATTTTTCCCATTTTATTTTCTTGTACTTTTTTACTTTTTTTAAATTCGTAACCTTTATTTATTGCATCTTTTATTTTTTTATAATTATCAAACAATTTTTTGTTTCCTTTTACATATTTATGAAACAATAAAATGTTCAAGATTTCATTATAATGATAACCTAGTTTTTCTTGAGCATTAACCGCTAAAGCATCATACTTAGTTTTTAAAAAACTAACTTTATCAACCAATGCTTCCATAGCCTTCAAAGAAAAAGTCTTACGATTTTTAAATTCTCGTTTTTTTGTTTTCTTTTTAGAACCACTAACTCTAGTATCAACATCATTAGATTGTATTTGTTGATTTTCCATATAAGGTTTTTATTAAATAGTTCAAAACAACTAATTATAATAAACTTTAAATGACTAATAAGGAACAGGAATCTTTAAAAAGGGAAATAGTAAAAGAATTGAAACCTTTTATCGAAAAAGAGATTAAAAATATTGTAAAAGATAAGTTTACAGAAGATGAAATTAAAAAGGTTACCGTGAAAACCTTATCTAATTTATTTAGAGTTCTTTGGAATAGAAAAGGTACTTGGAGTGATGCTGTTTAAAAAACTAGTAAGAACAAAGTAAGTGCTAAACTTGCTCCACCAAAAAATGAAATTACCATATTTTTTTTAATTACAATCTCATTTAATTTTTTAATTTCTTCTTCTTGTTTTATATTTAATTTAACACTTCTATCATATCTAAAACCACAAGTATCTAATAATGTTTGTGTTGATTTATTAATAGTATTTAAATCTTTGATTATTGAATCTTTAGAATCTATAATAGAATCTTTATATAAACTTTTTTGAACACATATATCTTTTGAGTTTTTTTCAGTTAAAAGAAATTCTGTTTGAGAACGATTAAACCCATAAATGGTTATGCCGTTTACTTTTGTAAATAATTCAGGTTTTAAAGTATTAGTAGGTAGTTTCTGAGAGTATCCTATAAAGGGTGCTATCATCAATAGTACTAATAAATTTTTTAAAATTCTTATCATCGTTTTCTAATTGTTTTATTTTTTGTTGAAATGTAATAATTTTTATATTTTGATTGTCAATCAAAACAAACATAGAATCATTTACTCTTTTAAGTGTTTGATATTTTATTTTAAAATCAGATGATTCTTTTTTAACTACTTGTACTTCTTCACTATATTTTTCTGTCTTATCGTTTATTGTATATAAAAAATAAGAAAGAATACCTGTTACAATTAATAAAAGAACAATAATTAATAAATTATACTTTGTCATTATTTTGGTTTTTTTTTCCAAATATCAAAATAACTTTCTATTTGGTCCATAATTTTATTAACATCAGCAGTTAATTCAATATCATCATCAATATCTACGCTAGGACTTAATTCATTTTTATCAAAATTAAATTCAATTTTTCCTTTTAATGCTGTACCTTTTACTTTATCGGGATTTATTTCTGAAATTTCAGATGTTTCAATTGCATTTTGAATATCTTTCATATCATCACTTTCTGCTGTCTCACCGGGAGTTGTCATATCAATAGGTGGAGCAGTTGAACCATCCATAGGTTGATTTGGGTTTGCACCCATGTTAACATCCTCTCTTAAAAAAGAAGATGAAATTGAATTGTTAGGTCTTCTCATACCTTTTGTAATCGCTAACAATCTCTTAACTTCATCAACTTCGCTGTTTGCTTTCTTTTGATTGAATCTAAACATAATATTTTTATTATAAATAGTTTTTTTCTACTTATATGTATAAAATACGATATTTCAAATGAAAGGTGGTAAAGCAGATAAATTAACATTGCCTCAGATTGCTAAAAAACATGCTAAAAAATATAAAATTTCTATTGCTGATTTGACATCTGAACTTACATCACAACTTAAATTAGGTATTAAAACTGAATTAGAACATACTGATAGTAAAAAACAAGCAAAGGAAATTGCAATGGACCATTTGGCTGAAAATCCAAAATATTATACAAAACTTAAAAAAGCAAAGTTGGAAGAAACTATTATTGATTCTTTAAAAACATCTTTTATAGAATCTGAAAATATTCCATCTAAATTAAAATCAGATGTTGAAATTGAATATCATAAAAAATTAAACCCAAAAATTTGGTTAAATAATCATTTAAAAAGTAATATAAGAAAAAATCTTTTAAATCTTGGTAAGTATTATTTTAAAACTTTAGAGTTAGATTCAAAAGTAAAACTTAAAGATATAATTTTTACAGGCAGTTTAGCAAATTATAATTACACAGATAATTCAGATATTGATTTACATATAGTTATTGACTATAAAGATATATCAGATGATACGGATTTTGTAATGAATTATTTCTTACAAAAAAGAGCAGCATGGGAATCATCAAATGATGTAAAAATAGATACATATCCTGTTGAAATATATGTTCAAGACATAAATGAACAAACAGTTGGTAAGGGTGCAATGTATTCAATACTTAATAATAAATGGATTAAAAAACCAAAGTACAAATTACCTGATGTTGATAGACATTTGATTACTAAAAAAGTAAACAAATATTTAGATATCTTCAATAAGATATCAATGATGGAAGATTCATTGAAGAAAATTGATAATTACAATAAGGTTCTTAAAAAAATTAAAAAGGAGCGTGGAGAAGCTACGCAAACTGAAGGCGAATTTTCTGTTAATAATTTAGTTTTTAAAGTATTAAGAAACAAAAAAGTATTTGATATTATTAAGGATGATAAAAAAGAAATAGTAAATAACGTATTTTCCATAAATTCTAACTAATTATAAAAAAATATTGATATGACTAATAAACAACTATACAATTTAGTTTTTGAAAATTTTATTCAAGCAAAAAGAGAATTGATTAAAGAAGGATATAGAAAAGAATCATTTAAAGAAGTTGATTTCAATGAAGTGTTTAAACAAACAAAACACAAAATGCTTGAAGAAAAACTTAAATCTCTTCAAAGAGAAAATGAAATGTTGAAAAAAGAAATTAACTATAAAAGAGGGTTAAAACAAGAAAGTAGTTATAGTGCTGCTGGACAAGGTGCTGATTTTCAAGGTAATGCACCCGGTAGTAAACAAATTTGGAAAGGAATTACAAATATTTTTGCTAAAGGTGGAAATGTTAGGGCAATAGCTGATGGTATTGTAGATGAACTTGATAGTAAAAAATTCTTTGATAAAATGATGATGAAATACAAAACATCAAAACAAGGGCTTATTGATGCGTTTCATTATAATGTACTTAAAAAATTGAAAGGTGGTATGAGTAGGGATGAAGCTATGAACAGCGAAATAGCTAGTATGGATGGTACTTTAGCTGAAAGTAAAAGAAGAAGATATTAATAAATAAAAAAATAAAATTTATAATAAAATGATTAAAAGAGCAGACGCAAGTAGAATTAGTAGAGAAAAAGCAACTAAAGAACAGATTGCTGAAAACTTTAAAAGGTTAGCTATTGATGCCGATAAAAAGGTTCAATTAAAACCTTCTCTATTAAAAACACAAAAGACTTTAGATGGTAAAACATTTGGTATTATTCATGAAAATAAAACCTATTATCTAAAATATACTACTAAAAATGGAAGTACAAACCCAACTGATTTTAAACATTTAGATGGATTAAATGCTACTTTTGGTATTGAAAAATTTAATTCCTTTGATAGGGCTGTAAATAAAATGTCTTTTATTTGTGAAGCACAAAATAATGCTCATAAATTAAGATTATTAAATGAATCAGAAGAAGAATTGGAAGAAAAAATAAGTGATACAGAGGAAAAACTTTTGGGTGATTTAGATAAACAAAGCAAAGAAGAACCTGCTCCTGAAGCACCTGCTGATAATATGGGTGGTGAAGAAATGCCATCTGCTGAAACACCTGCTCCTGAAATGGGTGGTGATGTTGATACAACTAAAACAGGGGCAGAAACACCAAAAGATATTGCAGGTGAAATTTTACCTGCTATTGGTGATACACCTGAAAGTGGTCAAGAACCTGCTGCTGATATGAGTGGTCAAGAACCTGCTGCACCTGAAGGTGGAGAAGAAAAAGATTTAAATGATGAGATTCAAAGTAAACTTGGTGAGACCCAAGAACTTATTACTGACCTTAAAAAGGATGAAACTAAATATGATAGTAGTTTTATTAAAACAACTATTAATTCACTTTTAGGTTATTGGGGTGATGCTTTAAAGAAACTTGATAGTGATGATATTAAAGAAATTAAAGATAGGTTAGAAGGTTCACAAGTTAGTAGTAATGATACCGAAAAAGAAGTACCTGCTGAAGAAGTACCTGCTGAAGAACCATCTACTGAAAAATTGGATGAAAATCTTTTAAGACAATTAAAATTAGAATCTAAAAAATTGTTAAAAGAGCAACTACAGCAAGAAATTGAAAAAAGAAAAAGAAGTATTTTGATTGAAAGTATTAAAAGAAAATTAAAATAATATGTTAGCGTTGTTATTACAAATAATGCCATCGGGTACTCAGATTATTTTTGCAGCTTTGTCTGCAATAATTGGTACTATATTAACATATGTATTTGTAATTCCTGTTTTGCAAAATAAAATCAATAGTTTAGAAGAGAATAAAAAATCTCAAAATGAAACTTTTGATAAAATAAGTAATGATATATCAGAAATTAAAACAAGAATAGCAATATTGGAAAATTCTGATAGTAAAATGAATAAGTTAATTGATGAATTATTTGATACTGAAAAAGAAAATAATGATAAGTTTCAATTAATGATTCAAAAAAATACGGAAGCTATTACTAAGTTAGAAGCAACACTTCAAAACTTAAATGAACACACTAAGAAGTTAGATGATTTCTTTACTAGATTTCTAGAAAAGAAATAATTTTTATTATTTATTTATGGAAAAAGAATATATCAATATCGAACCTATTAAGGTTCAAGAAGAGAATTTAAAATTAGTTTATGTAAATCCTGTTGGTGAAACGCATAATGGTTCACAAAAATTAGAATTTATATTTTCAAATAATCCTGATGATTGTATTGGTCCTCAATGGGAAGATATATGTGATTTAGGTGTTTATCCACCAAGAAAAGGATTCATTAAAAAAGTAATGGAAGTTACATCAGATTCAATTGAATTTGATTGTATTGTTGATTCAGGGGAATTTAGAATGCTTGATGCTGTATTTGGTGTTGTAGCGTTAGCATGGGAGTATGTTGAGGATTATAGAAAAATGTCTTCATTAAACAAAAATCTTGTTGTTTTTAGATATGGCGATTCATATTATGATGTTCGTGAAGTATTGATAAACAATGATATTAAGTTTGAAGACTAATTAAAATAAAATCCCATGACCAAAAATGAATTGATGATGGAGTATGCCAAGTGCGCTATTGATATAGAGTACTTTGCAAAAAAATATTGTAAAGTTTGGGATAAGAAAAAACAACAGTTTGTGGCATTTCAATTATTACCACAACAAATACAAGTATTAGAAACTTATAAATCAAGTAATAGAGTTTTAGTTGCAAAATATCGTCAGGGTGGTATTACAACTGTGACTTGTTTATATTTGGCACATTCATTAGTTTTTAGAAAAGATATTAAAGTAGGTGTTGCAGCTAACAAATTAAAACTTGCAAAGGAAAGTATCTTCTATCAAATAGCATCAATCATTAATAATTTACCAAGAGAGATATTTAATAGAATACCAACCGATTCAGATACAAAAGAAATTAAGATTTATAATAATGGTGCTACACTACAAGCTTTCGCAGCATCTGCTGATGGTCTTCGTGGTTTTACACCTGATATACTTTTTATTGATGAAGCAGCCTTCCTTGAAGAAGGTGAAGAATTTATGTCTTCTGCATCAGGTACAATGTCAGCAGGTGGTCAGATTATATTAAACTCAACACCAAGAGGTCTTGACCCAACATATTATGCTCGTTATGAAGGTGCAAGAACAGGAAAAAATAACTTTAAAGTTGTTGAAATCAATTGGTTTGAAGACCCTCGTTATAATGAAGATTTAATTTGGATTAGAGGTGATGAATTTATTGAGGAAAAAGACCCTGAAAAATATATGCAATTAAGAGTTGGTGGTTATAGACCATCATCTTCTTGGTTTAGAGATATGTGTCAAACATTCAATAATGACCCAAGAAAGATTGCACAAGAGTTAGAAAATAAGTTCTTAGGTTCAGGTGGTAACCTTGTTGATGAGGAAACCATTATGAGGATTGAAAAAACTTGTAAAGAACCAATTAGAACTGAATATGATAATCATTTTTGGATATGGGAAGACCCAATATTTGGTTATGATTATTATTTAGCTTGTGACGTTGCAAAAGGTAGTGGTGATGGTGACTATTCTACTATTCAAATATTTAAAAATGATATGGCAAATATGTTACTTGTTCAAGTAGCTGAATATCAATCAAGAGTTCCGCTTGAAGTAATGGGTGAATTATGTTTGCAATATGGAGAAAAATATAATAATGCTTATGTAATTATTGATGTTACAGGAGGTTGGGGTATATCAGTTATTAGATATTTGGTTAATAAAAAATATAAAAAAATACATTACGATAGACCAAGACAAAATGATGTAAAAATTCAGTTAAAGAATTTACAAAGAGGTGAATTACAACCGGGATTTACAATGAAAAGCGGTGCAATTCGTGATTATGTAATTAGAGAATTTGAAAGAAGATTAAGAGAAGGTGAAGCATTAATTCATTCAATTAGATTACTGAGTGAAATTAAAACATTTGTATTTAATGATAGTACAAATAGATATGACCATATGCGTTCAGCGCATGATGACTTATTGATTGCAACAGGTATGTTGTTTGCAGTTTATATGTTTTCAAAAACTATTGGAAATGAATTTAATATTTATTTAAATTATGCAAAATCAGCAATAATTAGAAAGGGTGATGAATTTACTGATGCAAATACTGAATTCCAAAAGAAGATGTTAAGTCAAGATGGTCAAGACGCAAATTATGAAAGAAAGAACGATATGCTAAAAGGAAAGGATTGGTATACAAATGGTAATAGTATTGAAATACCTGAACGTCAAACACCAAAGATAAATAATAATCCTTACATATTTGTCAGATAAAATATTTGTATCTATTTAAGAAAAACGTATTTTATTAATTATGGCAGAAGATAATAAAGGTCTATTTTCAAATATTAATACTTTCTTTAGAAGAGCAACTGATGCTTTAGATAGTACACAAGGTAGACTTGAAGCACCAATAGAAAAAGAATTTATTACAGCAGCCTCGCAAGATGATGCTATTAAAACAGCAGTAGAAGATGGTGCTATAAAGTTTTATAGAACCCAAAGCACTAAAATTGATAAAGGTAATGACCAACGCAAGTTGATGTATGAATCTAGTAGAATGATGCTCTACTATGATTATCTATCAATGGATGGTTATCCAATTTTAGGAGCAGCTTTAGATTTATTGTCTGAAGAAGCAACTACAACTAAAAGTGATAATGGACAAATTCTAAATATTTATTGTTCTTCTGATAAGGTTAAAAAAGAACTTGAAAGATTTTTTTATAAAGTTATGGATGTTAATACACATTTATTTCAATGGTGTAGAAATATGTGTCAATTTGGTGATAACTTTGTATTTCTTGAATTATCAAAAGAAAATGGTATTGTAGATTTTAGACAACTTGCATCACAGTTTGTTGAAAGAAATGAAAAGTATGATACTAAAAATAGATTCAGAGCATTCTTCAAATATAAAGACCCAAATTCAGGTGGTGAAGAAGAATATATGGATTATCAAATTGCTCATTTTAGATTGCTAGGTGTAGGTGATAGACTTCCATATGGTTGTAGTGTGTATGAAAAAGTAAGAAGAACATATAAACAACTCTTTATGATGGAAGATGCGATGATGGTCTATCGTATCACAAGAGCAGCAGAAAGAAGAATTTATAAAGTTCCTGTTGGTAATGTTCCACCTGAAGATGTACCACAAATTCTTGAAGCATTTGCTAATAATGTAAAGAAAAAGAAATTAGTTGACCCTAAAACAGGTGATATTAACTTTAAATATAATATTGCATCAATGGATGAAGATATATTTATTGCTGATAGAGGTAATACATCAGGACAATTTGTTGATACACTTCCGGGAGCAGCTAATCTTGAAGCAATTTCTGATATTAATTATCTTCGTGATAATTTATTTACAGGATTAGGTATTCATAAAACATTACTTGGATTTTCTTCTGACCAAGCATCAGGAGAAGGTAAAAACTTATCAATGCTTGATATTCGTTTTGCAAGAAAAGTAAATCGTATCCAACAAGCATTGATTGCTGAACTTAATAAAATTGCAATTATTCATTTAGGTTTACTTGGTGGTGATTATGAATCATATATTGATGATTTTAAATTATCACTTAATAATCCATCAACAGCATCAGATTTGTTGCAACTTGAAATTTGGAAATCTAAATTAGAAGTATATCAGGCTGCTACAACACCAAATCAAAATACAGGATTAAAACCAATGTCAGAAATGATGGCAAGAAAGAAATTCTTCCATATGTCTGAAGAAGATATTATTAATGACTTACAAGAACAAATGCTTGAATCTAAGATTGGTGAAGAAGTTAAAGGAGCAGGTATGTTACTTAAATCTTCAGGTCTAATGGATAAGATGATTAAGTATAAAAATGCAGGATTTAATGTTGAAACACAACCTCAAGGTGGTGAACAACAACAAATTGATAATAGTCTTGGTGGTCCTTTAGGTGGTCCTCCAATGGGTGGTGGGCCTGAAATGGGTGGTGGCGCACCTCCTATGGGCGGTGGACCTGAAGCAGGTGGCGGTGCAGGTGGCGGTGCAAGTGGCGGTGCAAGTGGCGGTGCAGGATTTTTAAGTGAAGAAATATTTAAAAAGACCAATGAATTAACTACTTTAATAAAAGAATAATAATTTTTACTATTTATATTAAACACTAAAAAAAATGGTAAATTTTGGTAATGTCAAGTCAAAATTAAATAAAGCTTATTCTCAAGATTTAATTGAAAATACTAGCAAGTATAAAAAACTATATGAAGAGTTTTTAAAAACAATTAAATCATCTCCTGTTCTAATGTTAGAATACACAATTTATGAGAATTTAAAAAAACATAATTTAGATTATAACGAATCATTAAGATTTATTGAAGCTAATATTTCAGCTTTATCCAAAATTGACAAAGATGTTTTACTAAAAGAAAATAAAAAACTTAAAAAGTTTGATTTAAAAGAAATAGAATTATCAGAAGATAAAATTAATTTAAATAAAAATATTGAAAATGTTATTAACGAAAGTGTATTTAAAAAAATCACTAATGTTAATAAATTACATGAATCAGTAAATTTTTTAATTGAGTCTTTAACTAAAAAAGATGAAACTCAATTAAAAAAATCTGATAATAATTTTAAAATTAGTCATGTTTTTAATTTAGCAAAAAAGAAATTAGAGGAAAAGTTTTCAAATCTTGAGCAAGATGAAATGGAAATAATTTCAACTTTTATAAAAGGTGATGAAAAAAATAAGAAAGTTATTTTTGAAAATTATAAAAAATCAACAAAAAATTTTTTATTAAAAGAAAAAGATAATATTAGTTCAGAAGTTCTAACTGAAACATTTAATTTTATTGATACTTTAGAATACAATTCTGAAACAGCTATAAATAATTTTTCAAAACTTTTTGAAATCAAAAATTTAAATTCAAATAATTAATGACTAATATACAACTACTAAAAGAAGGGCAGGAAGGATATGGTTTATTAGTAGAAACTGATGCAGGTATCATTAGTAATGATTTAACAATCCATAATAAAAAAGTTTTTGAAGATTTAAATATCAGAGCAAAAAAAGATGATTTTGATGGTCATTTCTATATTGATTGTAAACTTCAAGAGGCTGATGTTTTAAATAGAAACGGTAGAGTTTATCCAAGACTAATTCTTGAAAGACAAATAGAAGAATATCAAAAATTAATTAACGACAATGCAGCACTTAATGAAGCAGACCATCCCGAATCAGTTACAATTTCTTTACAAAATATATCACATAGAATTGCAAAAACTTGGTGGTCAGGTAATGCAGTTTATGGAACTCTTGATATTATCGTTAGTGATTCATTTTTAAGAGAAGGTCTTGGTTGGACAATCGGTGATAAAATTGCATTGTATTTACAAAGAAATCTTAAACTTGGTATTTCTTCAAGAGGATTAGGTAGTGTTAAAAAAGTAGGTGGAAAAAATATTGTTCAAGATGATTTTGAATTAATTTGTTTTGACCTTGTTGCTACACCATCAACACCTAATGCTTATTTATTTTTAGAAACAAAAGATGAACCATTAAGAGAATCTGTTGAAGAAATAAACAATAATGTAAAAAAATATGATGATTCAATAAGAAAAATAATTGGTGGTTAATTTTTTTACTAATTAAATATAGATAATAAAATAAAATGGAAAATAAAAAATCTTTATTACAAGATAGTTTGCAAGAACTAGAAAATATTAAAAATGAATCTTTGGAACTTGCCAAAGAGCAATTGATTAATGAAAGTGCTGACTTACTTGAAAAAAAATCTGCTGCATTATTTGAAAAATTAATTTCAGAAGGTGCTGAAGAAGAAAAAACTGATGACAAAGAAGAAAAACCATCTGATAAAAAAGAAGATGATGATGAAGGTGAAGATTTAGAAGAACCTTCTAAAGATGATGAGGAAGAAGATGATGAGGATGAGGAAGAAGGTGATGAAGAAGATAAAGAGGAAGAAGATGATGAAGACATTACCTTCGATGATGAAGAAGGTGATGAAAAAGATTTCATGTCAGTAAAAGTTGATGAAAAAGTTATAGCAGAATCAAAATTTAGAAATACAAAAAATATGAAAAATAATAAAAAAGAAGTTCTTAAAGATTTAAGAGATGTTAGTTTTAATAAATTAGTTGAAGCATATTATAATATGGATGAGTCAGATTCATTTGTTGTTAAAGAAGATTATAATATGGAAGAAGATTACTATGAAGAGGATTATATGGAAGAAAATTATCCTGAAGATGAAGAAAATCCGATATTAAAAAAATTTGATAACGAATTTGCACAGAGAATGAAAGGTTCTAAAGAATATAAACCAACTAGTCGTGAAAAACAATATTTTGATGAACCTAAAAAAGAATATGAACCATATGCTGATGTCCGTAAAGGTGGTGATGATTATGGTGATGAAGAAATAGATGAAGAAATCATGTATGAAATTGATATACCTGAAGAAGGTTATCAATTAACCGATGAAGAAATTAACGAAATGCTTTCTGAAATGGATTTAGATGAAGAAGTACCTTCTAGTGAACAAGGTGCTGCTTATCGTACTCAAGAAAAACACAGACATTTTAAAGGTGATATACATAACTATCATACTGATGAACTTGAAGAAGCATTTAGCGAAATGACAATGGAGGAATTGATGGAAATGGAATCAATACTTGAAGATGATGGTGTTGAAGAATCAAAATACATGGAAGAAGATGCTGTAATTGATGAAATGCTTTATTCTGAAAAAGATGAAGACCAAGTGGAAGAGAGTATGTCAACTGAAATTTCTTTACAAAATCAAAAAGCAATGCCTAAAAGAGTTAGAGGTTTAGAAGAAGGTGAATACCAAATGAAAGAAATGTCTACTCTTCACGAAAAAGTTAAAGAACTTGAAAAACAAAATGCAAAACTTCAAGAAGGTTTTGTAAATAAAATTAAATTACTTGAAAATAAAGTATACGATGTAACAATTAGTGCATTAAAGGCAGGATTTGTAAATAAGTTTTTACTTGAGAATCCTTTAAGAGAAAACGAAAAAACTGAAATTGTTTATCGTTTTGCAAATGCACAAACTAAAGAACAAATTAAAGAAACCTATATCTCATTAACAAATGAGTTTGCAAAAAGGCAAATAGTTAAAGATGGTTCAATGTTAAATGAATCAGTACAAAACAAAGTTGGTAAAGTTCATAGAACTGACAATGCAATTGTTAGAGAAAAGAACTTAATCAATGAAAATGATGAATCTAATAGGTTTAAACAATTACTTAACTATAATTTTGGTAAGAAATAATAAAAACAGAAAAAATCTTACTATTTAAATTAAATTAAAAAACTTAAAAAATTATGTACGGAATTACCGAAATCCTAAATTCAGGAAAAGTTGGTCAGGAGTATAAGCAACTTCGTGAACAACGTGAATTGATTACCGAAAAGTGGAATCAATTCGGATTGCTTGATGGCCTTGAAGGTCACATGGCAGAAAACATTGCACAATTGTATGAGAACCAAGCTTCTTATCTCATTAACGAATCTACAGATGCTACATCTTCAGGTTCTTTTGAGACAGTTGCGTTTCCAATCATCAGACGTGTTTTCCAAAAATTGCTTGCAAATGAAATCGTATCAGTTCAGGCTATGAACATGCCAATTGGTCGTTTGTATTTCATTAACCCTAAAATTTCTGTTAGAACTAATAACTCTGTTGGTGCTGCTCATACTCCATTTGATGGTGTTTACAGTAATGCTGCTAACGCTTACAATTCTTCTAACATAAAAACAGGAGGTACTCAGTTCCAAACTACATCTCTTTATGATTCTTTCTACAATAGTGGAAGTAATCTTGATGATGATGGTGGTTTGTTTGATAGAACTAAAGGTACAATCGTTACCGCTAATACTGCACTTCAGATTATTTCAGGTTCTGCTATTTCAGGTGCAGCAGGTATTACTCAAAGAATTCTTGTTAGATTAACAGGTTTTTCAATTACTAACCAAGGTAAATTACAAGGTCCAATTGGTGCGCCAATTGATACTGAATCATTCTTAATGGGTCTTAAAGTTACTGCTAATAGAGATTTAGATTCACCTCTTGGCTCTACTTATAAAATTACAGCAGGTCAGTCTATTCCATTTAGAATGCCAATGCAAGTTTATGGTCAGCAAATAGTTGGTAGAACTACTTCAGCAGGTGTAACAACTCGTAATAGTTATGTTTTACTTGAACTTTTATTTGATTCTCCATCTAACATAGGTGTTTATGGTGTTGATGCAAATGCATTTTATACCACCGCCTCTCCGCTTACTGCTGCCACAGGTCTAGTTGCTTTTACAGGTAATTATAGAACATATTCTTCTATGGAAGAAGATGCTAACATTCCTCAAGTAACTTTCACTTTTGACTTTATTGACGTTTCTGTTGAAAAGAGAATGTTAGGTGCTACCTTCACTCCTGAACTTCAGCAAGATGTTAACGCATTCCACTCAATTGATGTTGAGGCTGAATTAACTGCTCTTCTTTCTGAAGTAGTATCAGGTGAAATTGACCGTGAAATCCTTCGTGACCTTCGTAAATCTGCTTCACATGTTGAATATTTTGACTATAGTGCATATGACAGAAGATTAAACACTTCTACAGGTGCGCTTGGTATTACTCGTAAGGATTACAACCAAGATTTGATTACCAAGATTAACCAAATCTCTGCTCGTATCATGAAGTATACTCTTCGTGGTGGTGCTAATTGGGTTGTATGTTCTCCTGAAATCGCTGCTCTTTTCAATGACCTTGAATATTTCCACGCTTCTAACGCTGCTGCTGAAGAAACTAAGTTCTCTTTAGGTATTGAAAAAGTTGGTAATGTAGCTAACAGATACACAGTATATGTTGATGCTTATGCTCCGGCAGGTGTTGTTCTTGTAGGACACAAAGGAGATTCAATCTTCCACGCAGGTTACATCTACGCTCCATATGTTCCGTTGATGCTTATGCCTAAAACCATTAACCCTGCTGACTTCAAACCTGTAATGGGTATCATGACTCGTTATGCGAAGAAAGTTGTTAATAACAGGTTCTATGGTAAAGTATTAGTTCAAGGCTTACCAACTGTAGGTCCAAGCGAATTCTTATTAGATACAATTGCTTAATCTAACTTAGAATAAAAATTAAAGGGGTGGATTTATTCCACCCTTTTTTTATTTACTATTTATAATAAAAATGATTAAAATATCTTATTCAAAAAAAATTCATGATTTGAATCCTAAGAAATTTAAAGTCATGGGAAGGTTTTTAAAGTTCTGTAAAAAAGAACTTAAAATTACAAATGATATTCAAATTTTTTTAATGAATAAAAAAAATCATTTGAATATAACTACAGGTGGTTATAATCCAAAAGATAAATGCGTATATGCAATATATGAAGGAAGACAAATAGCCGATATACTTAGAACTATTGCACATGAACTTGTTCATCAAAAACAAGATTTACAAGGAAAGATACATGGTAGCATACCCGATATTGGTGGTATAATAGAAGATACCGCCAATGCTATCGCAGGTAGGTTAATTAAAATGTATGTTAAAAAATATAATGCTAGATATATTTACTCTCTGTAAATAATAAATGCACTTATACCTTGCGACAAAAATATATAATACCAAGGTATAGAAAGGTATATAGTAAATATTAAAAAAATTAAAAAACAAACCCATACTGAAAAGCATTTAATACAAGTTCCAAGAGGTTTAGCTAATTTTTTTGATATAGGTTGAATATATTTTAATAAAAATATATAATACCAATCTAATATATTTCCTTCATTAAAAGAAAAATCAGCTACTTTGGTTATCTGAGCAGAGCAGAAACCAATAAATAATGATAATAATATGTGTTCCATTATCTTCTAGGTCTTTTTACAATTACTGTTGGTTTTTTAGTACTACCACAGCCACAATTTTTATTTTCCATATTAAAGTAAATTTTTAAGATTTTGTGGCAATCTATATTCTTTTACATATGTAGCTGTAATATCATTATAGAAAGCCTTATAGTTATACATTTGATTTGATGTTGTAAAATTAGTTATTGTATTAATTTCGTAAAATCTTTTAGTATCGTTATCATCAAAAAGTATATAATCACCTCTTTTTATATCAATACCTAATTTATCTAATTCATCAATATATACACCTAATTTAACTGTTTCAACATTTTCATTAACCAACATAGGCCCACCAATTTTTGTCTTTTCTGATGGTGGTATTGAAATAAATACACTCAATTTGTATGGTCCAAGAAATTCTTTTTCATTTGGCATACTTTCGCCATAGATATCTTTTTTAGATGCTGTTATATTAACCGAATATAAATATATGGTAAGACCCATATCTTCATCAATATAGTCTTTTGACATCTTAATATCAGCCTCAAAATCTTTTTGATTATAAAATGAAGTTCTGTTCATATTTTATTTCCAAATTATCTGAGTTTGTGCAGGTGTATATTGTAATACTTTATTTAAATTTTCACCAATTGATGCTTTCTTTTCCATAATTTTTTGATATGTAAATTCAGCTAAATCTTCTTGTAATTCTTTAAATATAGCATCCTTTTCTTTATCATAATCTTCTGCAAAATATTTATAATCAATTTCCAAAGTTTCATCTTTTGTTGGTAATTTAATCTTTCCTGAAGTTTTTGCCCAAATAGTTGCAAGATATTTTTTTACATATGCAACAGATAACCTCCTTACTTTATTTTTAGATGGTGCATTTAAATTATCCCATTTTTTAATTCTAATCGGTACATCTGAAGGAAGTTTAACTACATCATCATTTTCTTCTAAACATAAATCTCTTCCTTTAGCATCAAAAGTATCATAATAAAAATACCATACTTTAGCACCATCTTCCGTTTTACCAAATTTACCAACTATTTCATCTCTACTACCCGGTATTGGATATAAAAATAACTTTTTTGTTTTATTTGGTCCGGGTGCTATCCTATATGATAATTCACTTTGAATAATCTTTTTCTTTTGTAATCTATCCATAGTGGATAAAATTAATGAAAATGATGGTAGCATTGCTTGTGCAGGTGTATTTCCATAATACCATCCTGTTGGTGCGCCAAACCAAGCACCATTTAAACCAATTGGGTCAAGAATATTAGTTGCAATTTGTGGTGGTGTATACCAAAGAATTTCATTTATTTCTCTTCCTGATGGAATTGTATAAACTTGAGTATTAGCTGAAATAGTTACATAATCACTTTTTAATTCCCATTCACCAAGACTTGAAATACCTGTTTGTTTTCCATATGCTATAGCAAATGATTTTTCAAAATCAAGTGTTTTGGTTGTAAATGCTTCAACAAAATTAGCTGAACTAATATTTAAACCTTCCAATGAAGACCATTGCTGTTCAATTAACCAATTATCCAAATAAGAAATGTAATCCTCTATAGCCATTTCAACATAAGTCTCAATAACATCATCGGTAACCCAATCACTATAGTCACGGACAGGTTCACCTAATGATACTCTAATTTGCCTATAAAGTTTATCTTGCTCTTGTGAATCTTTAAAAATCATTATGATTTATTTATTATAATTAGTCATAATTTCATTAATAGACATAGCATTATCTATGTTTTTAAACTCTTCAACTTCTTCAATTCTTTCAATTATCTCATTTTTAGATTTCTTATTTTTCTGAACTCCACGAAGAGAATCAATTTTTTTATTTATACTTTCTTCAAGTTCTCTTTTTTCTTGTTCAATTTTTTTATTTAATTCAAATAACATTTTTTCTTTCTCTAAAAAAGTATTTTTTATTTGTATAAGAATATTAAACAGTTCATCTGTATGTTCTATAGATTTTAAAATAAATTGGTAAATATTATATTTTTTACCATTATCTTCAAATGTTTTTTTAGGGTTTTCTAAGATGTAAATTTCATTTTCATCAAAAAATGGTGTTATATCCCAATCAGATGGAAATGACATGTAAATATCAACAAAGTCATCAAAATTAATTTGGACAATGTAATCTTTTAGTTCTTCAATTATTTTTTTCAGTTTCATATAAAAATATAAGTAAATATATAGCTTATTGATAAGAAAAAGTATAAACTATCTTTTTTTGTTAAATTTTCTGATAATTTTTCTTGTTTTCTAATACATTTTAGAAATGTATATATTATAAATATATTGTAGATGATTGATGTTGAGAATAAGAATTTAGGTATAAATGTTCCTAAAAAAAATGTAATTAATTCTATCATATAAATTTTCCTTCGGTTGTTATTGTTTTTTGTTGTTTTATTATTGGTTTGATATTATTTATATTTTCATTTAATTTTGATTCTTTAACAATATCAATAATTTGTGATATTTTATAAGTTTTTTTAATATTGTTATTATTATTAATTAAATCACCATTTAAAATTTTAAATGTTTTATCATTTTTATTGACTTGTATTTTAAAATAATTTTTTAAATTATCTGTTTCATTTTGAGAACATTCAAAAAATCTTAGCTTTCCGTTTGTTGCATTAAAAAACCAAATTTTAAAATAAAAAGTATTAATATTATTATTTATATAATACGATGGAATATAAATATTTGTATATTCTTTTTGGATTGTAGACAAATTAAAATTTATATCATTTTGTATATCGGTTGTAAAATTTATTTTTGATAATTTTAAAAAATTTCTAGATATTAAATTTTGATTCCCATCAATATAGTTATCATATACATCAAAAAGATAAAATGATTCATTTCTAAAAACATTACTAGTTAATAGCATATCTAAACTAAATCCAACTTCTAAATAAAATGATGTTTCTTGTAATATTCCCGGTCTAGCAATATTGTTGGAATACGGTTTAAAAGCATAATTTATTTCAGGTCTAAAAGATATAATTTCAATATCTTTATCTTCTAAAATTGAATCTTTTAATACTTTTTCTATTTCTGTATTAATGTATTTTTTTATTGATTCACTTTTAGGTATATAACTAATATTTTGATTTAAATCAATATCTAAAATAGTACTACTACTAAAATTTGTTAAAATTTTTAACATATCTCTTTTGGTCCTTGTGGTCTTATTGTTATGTTTTCTCTATTAAAATTATAATTATTACTACCAAAACTTAATAAAAATTCATTAATTAATATAAATGTATTTTTATCTGATAAGTCAGGCTTCAAATAAAAATTAATATCATTAAAAAAATAATGGTTATTATTTATAAATGGGTTATCATAATTATCGGGGTCACCATATAATAATAAATCTTTCCATATAATTCTATTATTATTTACAATTGCTGTTTGTGGTGGAATTAAATCTGTTGTTGTTCCACTATAAATTTCATCAATTAAAGAGTCGTATTTTTTTAATTCTATTTTATAGAAAGGATTAAATTTAAACCAAAAATCAATTTTTAATTCCACTTTAAGTGGGTTTGTTGATGATAAAAATGTTTCTGTATATGTAAATGCTGTGTATCCTTTATTATATTTCCAATTCAAATATAAAGTATTATCACCTTCATATGTATCTATTAATTGATATTTAATTAAATATTCTTTTTTAGTTATTTCACTAAAATTATAATTTTCTTTATCAAAAGAAATTGAATTTCCTGTGAAAACACTCATATTTAGTGTATCTAATGAGGATTTTGTTTTATAATCACCATTTCCAATATCAAGATAATTTCTAATAAATCTTAAATTTCTAGTTATATTTTCTATGTCTACGCTTAAATTATAAATTTTAAAAAAAATCTCTAATTTATCTATAAAATATTTATTAAAATCATTGTTTGAAAAATTAGAATTAATGTTTATTAAATTTACAATTTCATTTATGTTTGATGTAAATGCTGTTTTATTAAAACCATATGTTGTTCCTGTATTTAAAGTATTTACATAATCTTTATCTATTACTTTTTCATATAAACTATAATAATTACTTGGTTTTGGTATAAAACCTAGATATACATAATTATTAAAAATATAATTTTCTAATAATCCGGGTCTACCAAGACTAGGTGGTACATTTATTTTAATTATTTCATTTGGGTCAATAAATTTTGATTCAAATTTAAAATTATAATTTTTTTCATTATAAATATTTTTATTGTATCCAAAAAAACTTAATTTATAATCATTTGTATTTGTTATTGATGTAAGTAATTCTACAAATGTATTTGTATTACCTGAATAAGTTTGAATTGGTAATAATCTTAAAATTTTTAAATCAAAAAAATCCTCTAAATTAAATCCATTAGTTAAATAATCATCATTGAATACATCTGTAATATCGGATGGATTTGTTTTTTTATTTCTTAAAAAAGAAAAATAATTTATATTACCATAAATTCTATAATTTTTTGAATCATTTCTTTCTTTTGTGAATAATTCTGATAATGATATAATTCTAGTATTATTAAATTCATTGACATCATTAAAATTTGTTTTTAATGATATATTTAAATTTAAATTTTGCTTATCTGCTAACAGATATCTTTTATCAGGTTTTATCTGCTCCATTATATTGAATTTGTTGATATTGCATATATTATAATATCATTAAAATTTGTTCCTTTTAAAAAATATACTATATTATTATTGTTATTAATTGAAGAATTAACATCATTATTTTCTCTTTCTTGATTTGTAATATTACCACTATTGGTAGTATGCCTCATATAATTATTTGGTGAATTTAATAGATTTTTTTCAATTGAAAAACCTACATCTTCTTTTTCAAAAAAACTAATAATATCAGTTTTATCTAATTTAATAAAAGTTGTTTTGATATAATCACCATTTGCTAACCATTTTGTGTTTCTTTGTCTGCCACCTAATAATTCATTATTATCTTTTAATCTATCAGGTGTTGTTATATAACCACAAACATATTTACCATCATTTACATTTCCCCAAAGTTGTATGTAATCTTGTGCTGTTTCAAGAGCATAGGCTTGTGCTAAATTAACTAGTAACAAAGGTGGAAAAGCAAGTGATGGTAATGCTCTAAGCACATAAACACTATATCTAAATGCTTTACTTTTTAAAATTTTACCAACTGTTGTATCTTTAAATGGTTTTTTTGTATTGTACATAAAATTTATAAAGTATAAACTCATGTTTAACCATTGATTTTTTATTGCGTATGCTTTAGTGTATGATGCCATATTTATTGACTAATTACTCTAATTTTTATTGGTAAATAATTTGCATTTCCTGTTATTGTATTTTTAATACCAAGTTTGGCATCATATTCTCCAAGATAAGTACTAAATATGGATTCAGGATATGCAATAGAAATTTGATTTTTTGTTATTATAATTGGGTCAGGTAAATTACCTGTAACTGTAGTAGGTGTTAAAGTTTGTTCATATAAAGGTGTTAAATTATTAGACTTAGTTATAAAATAAGTAAAACTGCTATATGATGAATTTAGTGGATTGGGTTTATTTTCAATTAAAATATTATTAATTATAATATCTGTAAATTCAACTTCATTTAATTCTTCATTAATATATGTTCTCCTAACTGTAAATGTGTGAATTATAGGTGAATCAAGAGAATCACCCTCTATTGAGAATCTAAAATTATAGATATTAGTATCTTCAGGCGCATCTAAATCAACTCCACCACCTGTACTAGGGTTATCAATGACATCAGGTGGAGTATCTTTATCTAATCCTAAAAGTGTAATGTGGTTATAAAAAGATGTAAAATCAATATCGGAATTATTATTTGGTCTATAGCCAATATTTTCATTATCTTCATTTATAATACCTGTAAAGAATATGTTAGTTTGTTCATCAAATCCTGAAGTTTTATTTGGTTCAACAAAAGTATCATCACCTGCTTCTTGATTTTGGTTAAAATTAGCAAATCTTACTTCATTATATTGAGCAACGCTATAAACCTCACCAAATTCAAATTTAAAATGTTTCCAAACCCAACTTAATGGATTATGTCTATAATCAAATTCTTGTGGAATTTTTAATCTAATTTTTCCTGTTCTATTTCTTGTTGGAGGATTATCAACCTCATCTAAATGTGTACAAATAAAATAGCCTCTAAATTCAGTAAAAATACCTTTATCTGAATCAAAAGGTACTTCAATTAAATTGCCTTCTTCATTTGTTATAACTTTTTTTCTATTAGTTGGAATTAAAGTAATAAAATTACCATTATTAATAAATTTTGAATATTTATTTTCCTCTAATAACTCTATATCTGTATCAGTATTATATTGACCTAATATATTAACAGCATTTTGGTCATTAGTTGTACCTAATGAGTTTAATTGGTCACATTGATTTTCATCTAAAGTATTTTTTATGCTGAAAACTTTTATATCAATATTTCCCCTATCATGTCTTTGTAAAAATAAACTATCAGTTACTGAACCACCTAAAGTACCTCTAGCTGTTGCAGCATCACATGTATCTGCTAGAATAAATCTTATATCAAAAGGGTCATATTCTGCCTTACCACCTCTTAAAGTACAATATCTATTTTTAAAAACCATAATATTGATAAATGGAATAACATAATTCCATTGCCAATTTCTTCCTAATGCTCTAAAACAAAAATGTCTTAAACCAAGTATAAGTCTAAAACTAATTCTATCACCCCACCAAGAACTTTTATTTTGTGTAAAGTAATTTCCAATAACTGTTACATATGGTTCTATTTTTTTATTTAAACTAAAATCTAGTCTATTAATACCAACTTCTGTATTTTCTGAATCTTGTGACCATAACGGTATTGTTGTTATAGGTATATTTTGTATGTCAATATTTGGTAACGATTGTAATGGTAAATCATCATTTATAGTTGTATTATCATTTTTAAAAAAATTATCGGGATAACCTTGAAGTTTAAGCAATGATGGTATTGTTGAAAATCTTCCAATATCTGTAATATCGCAAGACATATTAACAGTAAAAGTTTTGTTTGCAGGTACAACTAATATATAATCACCACTTTCATTTGTTACAGTTGTATATTTATAGTACTTATCATAAACATAAACTAAACTATCATTTGCTAGTATTTCTTCTTTTTCAGGAAATGTACCAACAGGTGTTTTAGGTGTTGCACCAATTCCATAATCATTGTCAGGGAAACCATTAAAATTTCTGTTTTTAGAATATTTTGGTAGTAAATTATAAACTTTACCATTTTCATCTCTATCAAAAACACTTTCATATGTATATAAAGATGCTGCTTGTATTTTTTTAATATCTTCTAAATTTGTTGGTGAAGTTATAGTTTCTTCATCTTTTGGTATAAATACAGATATTCTACAATTTGGTATTCCTGTGTTTTGATTACCATTTACTCTACCAACAATAATTGCATAATCAGAATCAAATAACCTATATAAATCTTTTTGAAAGACTTTTAAAGATAATATATCTAAAGACTCATAAGTTTGGTCTAATTTTACATTAAGATATTTATCACCTATATCGGTTTTAATTCTTACAGATTTATGATTTTTATTATTAGTTTTTATAAAATTCAAAAAATTCATGATACTTTTTAATAAATAGTTCTTAACTATTTATATAAAATCATCATAAGTGGCAAAAAAAATAAAATACATTGGTTTTGAAACAGTTAATAAAAGAAACTTACCATCTTTTTCAATATTTAATGATAGTTATGGAACAACATATTTTAATGGTGGTATTAGATTATCAACTGTTTTTAATACAGGGGAAGAAATAAAAAAGGAAAATAAATTTATTATTACTCAAAGAAATGTTTCTCTTGGTGATTTAAAAATTAGTAATCTTAATGAACTTGATGATTTTATTAAAATTACTAATAAATTAAAATTAAACGTAGACACAGAAAATCTTTCAAGTTATGCTACTTATGGGTCTTTAAAAGAAAAATTTAGATTATCAATCAATAACATTATTAATAAATTTCCCGGAGGTGTATATTTTAATACATTTGTTAGTGGTATATCTTATTTTAATGTTTTAGATTATACATATGATTCATTTAATGACATATCAACATTTAAATCGCCAATAACAATATTGGATAACCCATTTTTTGTAAATCTTTATAACAATGGTAGTCTAACTTCTAATACTATAAACAATTTAGTAACTAAATATGAAGATTATGTTTTAACATTAAATGATATAGATTATGGTATAAATGGATTTACAGGATTTAGTAATAGTAATTCATCTTACTTATATTTTAGTATAAATGGAAACCCATTTTCAGGAAATTCTGCTCCACAAAATATTTCTGAACCATTTTTAATAAAACCAAATGATATTCAATTTAATAAATTTTATAATTCTTTAAATGAACTTGAAAGATATTTTTTAAATAAAAATACAACACCAAAATATTCTTTTAAATTTAAAATACCACAAGTTAATGATGATGATGAATTAGATTATCAAATTTATAATTTTAAATTTCCTTTAAGTTTTGATAATTATAATTTGGATACTGAGTCTTTAGATTATGTTGAGTTTTTGGAAAATTTATTTAATATTGGTGATATATATGATGACTATAAATCTAATTTAATTCTTAGAAAATTTATACCAAAAAATTTAATAGATTTTGATAACACAAATTCTTTTAAAACAGAATCATTATTAAAAATTTATGGTAAAGAAATAGATGAAATAAAAATATTTATTGATTCATTAATGTATGTTAATAATGTAAGTTATGATAAATTAAATAACATACCTGATGTTTTAATAAAAAATCTCGCAAAAACATTAGGTTGGAAAGCACAAAATATTATAAATGATAAAGATTTACTTTCTTCTGTTTTTGCAAATGATAGAAGTGGTGATACTGATATTGAAGCTTCTTTAGCTGAAGTAGACATTGAACTTTGGAGAAGATTAGTTATAAATACATCTTGGTTTTTAAAGTCAAAAGGAACAAGAAAATCAATTGAAACAATATTTAATTTTATTGGTGCGCCTGAAGCATTAATTAATTTTGATGAGCATGTGTATGTTGCTGATGCACCTGTTGTTAAAGGTTCTACGGTTATTGATGATACAATCATTCCAATTGCAGCACGTTTGGCTGAACAAGAAGATGTTATTGATGAATCTGATACCATAATTATTTCTGATAATGATGGTTATCCAATAAGTCCAAGATATTATTCGGATTCATTTGTATATACACGAAGATTTTACACAGATTTTTATTTTCAAATAAATGGCACAGAAGATGGTGGTGAAAGTTTTATAAATCTTTATAGAAAAAATTTTCCACAAAAAGAAGATGTACCAAATTTTATTCTTAAAAAGGTAGTTGATAATAAAAAATCTTGGGTTTATTATGAAAGTGCTAGTACACATTCATCAACAGGAAGAAATACAAATTATAATATAAATGATTCTAGATTAATAATTAATTCAAAAGAAGTAACGATAAATATAGATTCTTCAAGAGCAATTGAATATGATGTTTATAATTTTAATCAACAATATAATGTACCTGTTTCTAGTACAGGAAGTACTTCTTCAACATATCCTCAAAGAGAATCAAATATTTTTGATACAACTCAACTGACATTTGCACAATATATTGATAAAATATATTCAACATTTATAAATGCTCAAAATAGAAAAGTAACAGATTCAGCAATAGGTTCACATTATCCTTCTTTAAGTAAATTATATTATGATTATTATGCAAATAGTAACTCAAATAAAAGAAATTTTTATGATATAAACAAATATGTTGATAATTTAGATAATATTTTTAACTCATTTATTAAACAATTTATACCTGCAACAACAATTTTTGATGATAGTAC